CTAAAATGAAAGATTACGTTTTTAAATTCTTTCCATAAATCAAATAATTGAGGTTGCCATTCTATACCATTTGAATTGTATCTCACTTCTATATTTTTAGCAAATCCCATTTCAATAATTTTTTCAAGAACTTCATAATGTTCATTCATTATAAGGGCTTCACCACCAGCCCAATATAATTGCCTTAGTGTAGGTACTTGTTTATAAAAATCTTCCCAAAATTCTGGATTCTTTTTATGCCATGCATATGAACCACCCGACCATGCTAATTTTCCAGATTCCTTTTCCCACTCCATACTAGACTTGAGTCTTCTGTTTTCCAGAGTGGGCCAAATTTGTTTATATTCTTTTACCCATTTTGATGAATCATGAGGGCTACACATGACGCATGCAAGATTACACTTACTACCAAGCCGAAGATCAATGTACCGTACTCTTGGCGGAATGGTACCGTCTTCTCCTGTTCCACTGAGAATATCATCCAATCCGAGTTCATTGATCCACTTGGCAGTTTCCCATTGTCTTTTACTTCTATGTCCGGCATCTTCCTCCTTAAAACACTTTAAACAAGATGCAGGACGCTCACCTTTAAGCATCATTCTGCGCACGGATTTCATATACTCATTATTCCATGCATCGAGTAGACGTGTTGTTGCTAAATTAGCAGGCTTGCCATCATCCCTTCTGAGAACACCTGCTTCTGAAATTGTTTTATTTGTTGAATTTTTATCCTGTACTGCAGATGCATTCGCCGTACAACACACTCTCATATGACCAGAAGGTCGAGTAGAAATATGCATCCAAGGTAACGCACAAAAAGTTTCTGATGGTAAATTATCAGGATCTTTATCTAACATAATTTTAATTTTTTAATACAATCATAACTATCAACATTTAATGCAATAAAGAATTGATAAACTTCATCATCAAATGCAAATGCATCATGCCATTTTAAACTATCATGTAAATATAATCTTCCTGGTTCAATATTTTTTTCAGGTATATATTTTTCAAATTTATTAGTTAATTTATTTTCAACAAAGCCCTCACCACTAACCTTATATCTTATTTTCATTTTTTCAGGATCTGTTGTACCCCAAAGTCTCAACCATTTTGTAGGATGCCAAGTATCAAAATGTGGTAAAAGATGGCCCATTGAATGCCATTTAAAAATACAGGAACGAACCATATATTCTTTAATAGGTTCCAAAGCTTTTAAACTTCTAAACTCCATTAACTCTGTTTGCTCTTTAAAACTTGTTTCAAATAAAATATCATTTTTTTCAAAATGACTCATATTGAATACATAATCAGTAAAATTTTCAGCATTATCTTCTAAACCGGTTTGTAAAAAATTCCACCTATCTAAAGGATAACATGCTGGTTCAGAATCATTATCTAATTTTCCATTTAAATTAATCAACGGTATTGCATATCTTGGATATTCTTTATACCTATCACCCCATCTAAAAAAATTATCCTTATATCTTTCAATTTCTAATAAAAAAGAATCAACATTAATTTTAATATCTAACGGAACTAAATTAGCAGTATGCAAATTATAATATTGTTTTTTCGTTAGTACACTATCATTAATTTCATAAGGTTCAGAAACATTATAAACTATATTATTAGATTCTAATAATTTCTTTTGATCATTTCTTAATTTTATACTTTTTTCATACTCATCATATGTTTGATAGATATGATTTAATATACCTTTATTTGGTTTATGAAATATTAAATAGAAAAATCCATCACCATATTTTTCCATAAGTTCGAAATTATAAATTCGTAAGGGATCAGTCTTTTCCGGAACAAAATTAGAAACACAATAATCTTTCCAATCTTTTTTAGAATCAAAATTCTTATCAGGAATCGTAATGGTAGTATCTATTTTAATCATGTATATTTTTCACATCTAGGCAATAATTATTTTCTTCTATTTTTTGCTTGATCAATTTATGATTGTGTTTTAATTTAGATTTAATATTATTTATTTCATTTTTCAATTTTTCTGTTGGTTGGCTTAAAATATTTTTTATTTGATCCATAATTGAATTAAATCTGACCTTGAAGGAACTATTATCAAAACTATAATCAAAAAGTTCATCATACAAATAAAATCCTTGATTTTTGAGAAATGTGTGATAACCTTTACTCGCCATAGAAATAAAGGGCTTTTTATAATATAGTGGTTTCAAAACTTTCTCAGTTAAACAACAACCCTTATCTGTATAACTTTCTCCGACTAATTCAATCGCCGAATAAAGATATTCCTCAGGAACATCTCCTAATATGTTTATATTTTTTCTATCTGTTAATTCTTTTTTAATAGATGTGCACCAAGAACCTTTTTTGAATACAAACGAAGGAGTTATTACATCGGAATTTGTTTTTATTCCGTTCACTAAAAGATTATCATCATTTAAAAAATCTAATGAAGTAATGGGCTCGGGGTCAACTATTCTAGGAACCCTATTAGAATAAGCAAAGTTGTCGAACTCATGTAGTTCATTTAGTATCATAAGCCTGTTTAATCTCTGCTCACCGCACATAAAGATAACATTATATAGTAAACCCTTATTAACATTTTCATGCGCAAAATCGCCCCTTTTAAACCCTCTACAAACAGTATACCACGGAAAGCTCTTAACATTAATACCTTCCTTTATTTGCATTAATTTTTTTACTTGATTGTGATTATGATTTAAATTAATATCATTATTATAAAAATAAGTATTCTTATAATTTTTTATGTGAAGATTTTTGTAGATATGATATAAACTATTGAATTTCCATAATTGAGTGGTAGAGTAGGGATAATAATGGCCGGCCTCATTCAAATCCAAAAATACAATTCGTTCTGAAGTGGGATATTTTATGAGATCATAATCTAATAACAAATCTTGAATAGTTTGATATTTAATTCTATCAATTTCAATTATCACTTATTCCATTTTATTTTATCCAGCACGACTCGCTAAACAAACAGCAATTAATTCAGTTCCCGTCGCACAATTACCACAACAAGCCATTAAAGTTTGTCCCGTACTCGCTGTATTAAATTCTTCATCAGTTATATAAGAAACATTTACGAGATTCCAACTAGAAGTAGCATCTATTGCAGTTTTAAGATTGTTTATTAAATCGTCAGCGTCAGTATCAATTTCTAATTTATGATATGATGCATTTTCTGAGGGAACAAAACATTCATTACAAGTTATAACTGAATTAGTTAATTTGTCTTCGAATTGAACCAAGAGTCCTGTGTCATCAACATAACCCGGAGTATCTATAAGATGTTCACGTTTAAATTCTCTTATATCATCCCAGCCGCCTTCTTTCGTTTTCGTTCCGACCATTTTAAAATTCATATGTGACATTCATTTCCCCTTATTTAATTAACCATTGAGTTAAATGTGGATGCAAAAAATCTTGAAATTTTTGATTTCGGGAATAATCAAATAATGTTATTTCTTTAAGCATTAAATTTTTATTCTCTGCATTTCTTTTAACATATGATTTACATATCTGATTAAATTTCTTTGAATCTAACCATGGAACTTTTTTCAATAAATCTACATTTAAATGTATTGGACTTATACCGCGAGAATCTGGATATACTTCACAATATGAAATATAAACTTTCTTTGGTAAAGAACAACACCATTGCCAATGTTCGTGTAAATCTAAAATATTTAAAGCAGAAACAACAACTGCAATATTTACTCTTCCCAAATTTGTGGATGTTTTTAGAAATAATCTTATAGATCTATCCAACTCATCAAACGATTGGGGATATCTTATATATTCATAACATTCTTCAACACCATCGATACTTAATTTGGGATGTTGTTTCTTAAACTTATTTAATTTATTTATCAGATGAGTATTAAACATCGTACCATTGGAATGATACGCAAGGATCGTGTCTTTAGCCCAACCTTTTTCAATATATCTGTCAAGGAGTTTTAAAATTTGAGCATCGAAAAATGGTTCTCCTCCACTAAATCTAAGTTCCTTTACTGGATTATTTAACAACCATTGATATTGCTTTGAATTAGAAGTCCTTGGAATTGTAATTCTTCCTCTGAATTTGCCGCATGTGGCTTCTTCAACTTCGTGAAGTAAATGTTCTCTACTAAAAAATTCAAAGTCTAACATTAATCTATGACTTGTTTGAGGATCGCACATTCTACAAGCAAGATTACATTTATTAGAAGCAATAAAATCTACTACATCTAATTTTCCTCTGGGCTTAGTATCATCATTATGGATTCTGAAAGATTCGATACCTCTATCTTCCATATCCCAACATGTTTTACAAAACGGATGTTTTATATTATTGGATAAAGCTTCTCGTAGTTCTTTAAATTGTTTTGAATTAAAAGCTTCTTCGGGGGAAAGGTCTGTATCGAGCCATTCCATTGGATCTTCCCAATCTGGCCGAGACATATTACAACAAGGATGGAACCACTTAATTCTATCACCATCCCAATCTCTTAAAGTTATTTGTTTAAAAGGATAACTGCATAACATTATTCTACATAGAAATCATCACTAGGCAAACCCGGTTTCCAACCCAACTTTTTAATTTCGGTAGGATCAGCACAAGTTTCTTCACTTTCGCCAGTTACATTTTTAAAATCAATTGAATCAATATCAAAATCTTCGGGAGCATTTTCTTTAGCAAAATCGTAAACAGATTTAGGTGTGCCATATCCAATGTCATATACTCTTGGAAAATGTTGAAGAGATATAAAAGTTTCTGTCATAATTAAATAGATTGCTTTTACACAATCTGTTACATGCAACCAATCTCTTGTATGGGTTGTTAAATATCCAATTTTTCCTTCTTGCAATTGTCTATAAAACATATCGGGTCGAGATTGAGGCCCCCATACAGTAAAAAATCTCATCCCTATAGCATGTATAGGTGCCATGACTTCACACATAGCTTTTGTCATCGCATAAGGGCTTTTTAAATCTTTAACAGATGAACTCGATGCATAATAAATTCTAGAATTTGCGTAGGTATCAAAAATTCGTTTAGTTCCGGTAACATTAATATCATAATATTTTTTTAAATATTTTGGTTTCCAGCTATCGCGAACACCAGCTTTCCCTGCTAAATGAACTACTGCATCTGCATCGGTATGTGGTAGTTCATCTTTAGTAATATCACAATCTTCGTGAGGAACATCTCGACTATCCCAACCTAATCCTGAACAATTATCGATACCATAAACTTCATGTCCCTCTTCAGATAAAAAATTATATAAGTGATGACCAATAAATCCCTTAACTCCGGTAATTAATACTTTCATAGCCACTCCTTTAATGTTGATTCAAGCAACTTCCAATAATCAAAAGATTTTTCTTCAAAAATTTGAGGTTCTTCATTTTCAACAGCAATTACTATTACAATATTATTTATTGGAATTTCTGTTCTTTCTTCAAACATTATGGAATAAGCTGTAGCCTGGAGAAAATATTCTTCAACCCATTCTTTCTTTTTGGGCTTCGAAGATGTTTTCCAATCTATAATTGCTTTCTGCCCTTTCCAATCGGCTACACAATCACAACGACCAGCAACTCCTAAATGTTTACTCCATAGTGGAATTTCTATACCTGCAATATTAGCGAGCTTATCATCTAAATGGGGTTTAACAGTATTAAACATCTCTCGAACATTCGGTAATGAATTTTCGAAATAATCTTCTTTATTAAAAATATAATTTTCTATAACTTTGTGGACTTTTGTTCCACGGCGGGTCGCTTGAGTTGTTATTTTATTGGCTTCTTCTTCACCAATTCTAGCTCTCCATTCTTTAAAGAATTGAGCTTTTTTTCTACCTAATACTGTTGTAATTGATGGAAAGGTTCCGTCAGGAGTATCATAAACTCTAGAACCATTTTTTGTGATTGAATTTAATTCTTCAAACTCAAGGTCTACATGATCAAACATTCATTGTTGCTCCAGGATAATTTCGCTTTATTTGTTTCAGGTGATCTGTAAAAGCTTGGTCTGGCTTTTTCTTATGACCCTTAGCGGTCGTACCCGAAATGTTATCATATACAAATCCCGGACATGCAATTTTCTGTTCAATTCTTCCATTGCACTTCGGGCAAGGGCTTTCCAAAGGCTCATGCCTTCTTGCAATGGGAAGAATCTCTTCAACTTCGTAATCACATTCCACGCAACCATAATCATATGTTGGCATAATTTACCTATAAAAAATGTGTGTATCTATTTTAACCGTTTTCTTTTTATATGTAGTCCACCTAGGATTATTAATATAATCAGCGTGATAATGAGTAGCACCATCTGTTATATCTCTAAGGTTTTCGTGTGTATAAAAATACTCTGCTAAATCTTGTACTTTTTGCCAAGTTTTTCCTGGATACGGTGTATCATGAACCCCATCACAATACCAACTAAATTGACATCGATCTCGTACTGGAAAACCGGTACTGGTATGAGCTCCTTGAAAAATTACTTCACAATAAGTATTAGGAAAATGCCCGCTTCGAACTCTATTATAAGTAACGTGCGCTACGGCCAATTTCCCAGCAGTACTTTCTACTGCGGCTTCAAAATATATATTTTTTGCCAGACAGGCGACTTCTTTTTGGTCTACTGATATCATTGCGTCCATCCTCGGTGAACCAGTTGGACCAATAAGTGAAGTATTTTCAGTTAACAGGAGATCTGTTGGTTGATGGACGCCTGGCATATTTGTCTTCGCCGCCACGGCTTCCTTATCCTGTATAACTATTTTTGCTGGGTAAGTAAGAACTCCCACAGCTATAACCAAAGCTAATAAAAATTTCATATAACTTGCTCCGAAATGTTAAGTCACATTTCCATTATTATGATATGTTTATCTATTCTAAGTGTTGCTAGATTCTTTAGCTGTTTGCATTGGTGGTAACAGATGGGGAAAAGTTTCACTTACGAGTTTGTAAGTTAGGCCTTTTATTCCGAGATCTTTCTTTTTTATATTTACAAGAAACTCGGCTTCTCTTGGTGTAACGCTCTCTAACATTCCTATGTACATCGTTTCTCTTTTAATTGGATTAATATTGTTTCCCACACAAAAAGCTTCTCCTCCGGGTCCTTCTACAAAATAACGTAATTTACGTATTTGTTGAAACATCATTGTTGAACTCGGATCTTCGGCACCAGCGTTAAACGGCGGCTTCCCCTCTGGCAACAAAAATTTTACATCCGGATGGAACGTGTACCACAATAAGTTCTCCAGATGATCTGTATGATTTTGTTTAAGTAGCTCTCCTCGCTCCTTTTGGCTTTTTGCCTTGTCTACTAATTCCAATAATTCTAATAGTGATCTAGCCATAATCTAAAACTCCTGTATCGATTCAGTCATATCTTTAAGGCGGTGCTTAATGAAATAATTAAGCATCCTTTCACGACCTAGATATTGTTCACTTTCATATCGTGTTTTTATATTTATCTCTATTTTATCTGGGATACGCCCCAAATCTATTAAGGTTTCATTGCGTTTGAAGTTACGTAAGATCTCCCCCTCGAATGCCTTTTCCGGTATTATATTTAGCCAATCTAGGATCTTCCGCTTAGACATTGGCTTTTGTCTCATTCCTTCTACTAAACAAGTATCGTTTGAAAGAATATTAGGTATCCCGTCACTTCTATCGCCTTTTACTATTAAGGCACGCAATTGTTTTTCCGGATCTGACTCTTTAATGAATTTTTTGGTTCGAGGTGACCATTGAAATACATTAGGATATCGTTGCAATTGAATAAAATCTTTATCTGAGGAAACTATTAATATATTATAATCTTTATGAGAATAATTTTTACAAATAACACCAATAATGTCATCTGCTTCACATCCGTCTAATGCAACTACTCTATAAGGCATATTTTCAGCAATTTCATCTCGAATGCCATCAAGAATATTAAACAGAGCTTCCCAGTCTACATTTTGTTTATTCTCTTCTCTTACTTTTTTTCTATTGGCTTTATAATAAGGAAAAACATCTTTACGCCAATTCTTTTTGCTATCACAACAAAAAACTATATCTTTTCCATATTTGGCACTAAATTTATTTTTAATCATTTTAATATTGTTCAGAACCATGTGCCTCATTATGGAATCTTCTTTACCTGGTTCAAACTGTTTTCGAAATTGCATGAAATTTGCAATTATCATCTGATTATAATCAATTAATATCATGTTATTTTTTTCGTTTGTATCTCGCTGCTTTTTTAACCTTTACCTTCTTTGTTGTAATTATCACATCACATTCCTCTATCATTTTATCATAAAATTTTATTAGTCTATTTTGTAAATGGCCACTCATATGACTATAAGCCTCTTTAAAATCTGGATCTCCATCTTTAGCTAATTTTATCTCATTAGCCAAATCTTCGATTTCAGGTTTTAAATGTTTAGCGACCGGTTTTGAAACTTTATTACGTTCTAAAAAAAGTTTAAAATTAAATTTCTTTTTAAAATCTTCTTCGAGTTGTTCATCAACAACATCTTCTATATCATACCTTAATTTCCTCGCGGCTTCTCGAATTCTTTTTTGAATATCTGGTTTTATTTTATCCGGCTTAGCAGCTTCTTGGGATTTACGCACAGAAGCCAATTCTTCAATCTTTTTTAACTTATCAATAAAAAGAGTTTCGAACTTTTCTGGTAAAAAATTACATCCTCTTGTTTTTAATCGCGCAAGATATCCAACATGGTTACCAACTTGAGCGAGATCGGTAATTTTAATTTTACCAGGAGATTTACTTTTTACTTTGTTCTTTTTATAATATTCTTGAACAAAGCCCATACTCTCTTTAAAATCAAAAAATTTATAATACCACCTAAAGGCTTCATATATTGCTTCTTGCAATTGAGCATCATCAAACCCTTCCCAATCTCTAGGATCAGGTTCTTCTCCCATATGTTTTGCTTCAAGTGATCTTTTTTGAAAAGCCATGTTTATTTTCAATCATATCTTTTAGTTGACACATAACATAATGTAAAATGATCGACATTATGCCTTCACACTTTTCCATGTGATTTAAATTAATATGTATATAACTTGAGAGTTTGTCTTTTATTTTTCCACCATCATAACCCAAAATCCCATAAGTTTCTATCCCGTTTGAATTTGACCATTCAACGGCCTCTATGAGATTTTTACTATTGCCACTACCACTTATAACGAATAATCCATCACCTTCGTTAGCATGAGCTACAAGTTGGTGCTTAAATATATTATCGTATGAATCATCGTTAGATGTAGCAGTAATGAAGCCGATATCGTTACAAAGAGATATAGCTTTAATCCTAGGTCTTGAAATTCCATTTCCAATTGTTCCTTTTGTTAAATCTTGCGCAAAATGATTAGAGTTGCACGCACTGCCACCATTCCCACATATAAAAAATTGTTTTTCGTTTATATATATGCTCCAAATACATTCTATTAGGTATTTTATAGAGCTTTCCTCAACTTCTTGTAAGGAATTATACACAGAAGTCGCGTGTCCTAGCCATCCTGTCTTATCCTTTATTTCTATGTAAGAACCCGCTGTTATTGCGAACATTTTATTTTCTTCGATTTTTCGATTCCAGTTTATACCTATATTTTTATTCATTATAAAATACTATTCTAGTTCCTAATTTATCAAATTTAACATCAAATGTATTCAAAACTCTATTTCTCATATGTATCTCATTTGCATTATCTGTCATAAAAAGTAAATATCCTCCACCACCTGCACCACATATTTTATAACCATATGACCATGGAATTGAAGATTTAACTATATTATTAATTGCTTTATTAGTAATTCCTTTAGCGAGTGTGCTTTTAATTTGCATGGACCTACTCATATCCATACCAAATTCATCATATTCTTTATTTTTATAATGTTCTAAAGCTTTAGTACAAAATTTATATATTGAATCGTAATTATCAATTTTTTTATCAATGGATTTTTTTTGAGAAGAGAGAATTGAAGATGATTGTCTATGTAGCCCAGTATTGACTAAAACGAACTTTTCTTCAAATTTTTTACTATATGGTAATTCTTTAATTTTCACAGTACCATTTTCAAGAAATTGAAAGTGGTTAAAACCGCCGTAGCTAACAGCAAATTGATCTTGTTTCCCAATTGGCTTATCTAGGATTTCAAGCTCAATATGACATGCTAGATGCGCTATATCGACGCGATTCATCGGCTCTCCAATCCAAGTACTTATAGCATTTATTAAACCAACTAATATACTTGAAGAAGAAGCTAAGCCAGAACCCTCAGAAGGAATGTCCGCCAATGTTGTAATTTCAAGACCTGGCTTTACATTAAAATGCCTGAGAACTTCGCGAATATATTCATGTTCGATATCATCAATATAATTAACTGTTTCTTTTTTGGTATAATTACAAACGAATTGATCTCGATATAATCTATTTAATATAATATAAGTAGATTTATCAATAGCGGCACTTATGACCTGGCCTCCGTGAGGCCGTGAAGTATAATATTCTGGAATATCGGTTCCACCCCCGAAAAAGCTAATCCGTAAGGGTGTCTGACATACTAACAATTCTTTTTTTCAGTTCAGTTGATGAATAAGGGTGAAATCTTCCACAATAATGAAGATGGATTTTTCGTAACGTACACGTATTATAACCTGTAATGGGTTTATTGTCACGCAAATAATCTTCACCCAAAAATCTAATATCTATATCTAAGGTTTGTAATAAATTTTTAAGATCATCTTCTGATTCATAAGGAATAATCTCATCAACATATTTACAGCCTTTTAATTGAATATATCGTTCAAAAACAGTTTGAACTAAATTTTTCTTATGGGCAGGATGAGTATGGAGTCCAACGATTAAATAATCACAATTTTTTCTTGCTTCTTCTAACATTACAATGTGTCCTACATGTAATAAATCAAAAGCAGATGCTGTAAATCCTTTTATCATGATATCGCGGTTGCTATTTTTTCTTCGTCAGTAGTTTCGACGGTTTCTTCGAGTTCATCTTCAATATCCATATAATGAAACATATCTAACCATCTTGGAGCTCTATATTCCCAACTATAATATTTGTCTGCATGAGCTTTGGCTGTTGACAACATTTCCTGATTTTCATCGTCCCAATAATTATCTAATAATTTATCTAATTCATCTGCCATTCTATCAGCATGCTGGACTTCGTCTTTAATATAAGGATACATAATAGCATGATCAGAGCAAGTTTCAGGTAATGCACCTAAACTATTCGTTAGCATCAATGTTCGAGAAGACATTGCTTCCATAGCAGTCCTACAAGATGTTTCTTCCCATATACATGGATAAGCCCAAATATGCATGTCTTTCCATTCTTCTCTTAAAGGTCTTCCTACAACACTAGGATGTAACGTCATATTAGGATTTTGTTCAATATGATCAAATAATTCTTTATAAGGTTGATCATTTTCTTTCCAACCATATACACTAAAACTTGAATAAACATGTAAATGAAAATCATCTCTTTCAAGTAAATGTAACGCATTACATAATATGTGTAAACCTCTTTGAGGAGTAGAAGCATATATTAAATTAATTTTACCGTCTTTGGGTTTATCATAATGTTCGTGCGGAAATATTGCTGTTTTTTGAACTTCACATCGATCCATTGGCAAATCATATATTTCCATAAAACTATGCATTTGCCAATAACTTGAAAAAATTAATCTATCAAATTCATTGACTTGACCTCTGACTTTTAAATATTCATGGCATGGATCTTTTGCTAGGTCATGGAACCACCAAATTTTAGGTAAAACGGATTGTAGATCTTCAGGATATAATCTTGAAATTACCCAATGATAATCTGTTTTATATTTTTTAGGTAAATGCGACCATAATTCTAATGTTGTTAATTCAGTTCCTCCAAAAGAATTCCTAGCTATATTTTTTTCACCTCTTTGAGGTATTGTTTTATCTTTATAAATGTCTTTCATATTTCAACCTTAAATGTTCTTGGTGAGTTCTGTGCATGTTCTATTAATTCTATATGAAATTTTTTATTCGCTTCTCTACATTCTTCTAGTGAACTTTTATATTGTCTTTGTTCCTTCTCATTAATAGTTTTCCACCAATCTGTTGTAGGACAATATAAAGGTTGATGTTTTAAACCATAAAATTTAGAAGACCAAGGAAAACAACAAACTACTTTTCCTAATAATGTTGCCCAGTAAGCTCCATGAAAAGAATTTGTAATTATAATATCACCACTACCTAAAAATTCTATTGTTTCTTCAAAATTCATTTCACTGTTTGCCTTATGTGGATAATCCCAAGTTTCTTTTGGCATACCGTGAATAATATTCATTGGAAGTTGAGCATGTGTAAAAAACACAATATCATGTTTTACTTCATATTCTTTATCAAAAGCTTCGTGCATACAACTAGCACACGGAACCCATCTTGCATGAGGAATTGCATGATATAAATGAGAATGATGATCTCGTATACCCATTAAATCAAATGCTCTTATATAGGCTGGATACGTTATATTCATTGGGGGAATACATTGGGTTTGTTCATCTAAACAAACATATGTATGTTCTCCTAATCCCCAACCGTATATTCTATGATTAGTATTTTTTTGAAATTTTATAACATGAGACATTGGTCTAAATTGTCCTATAAGACCTCCGCCTCCATAGATAACATTTTCATGTGGGGGTTTATAATCATACTCCATTTTATAGATATCTTTTTGATTTCCGGGTAAATCAAAATATCTTGTTGGAGTACTATAAGAATCGCCTATGTTAGTCTCGTCTGTCCTAAATATATTGGTAAACTGTAATTCCATAAGAAAGGTATGATCATGCAGGATTTAAATGATTTTGGATTTAGTACGGTAAGCGAATCTGATTTTACCGCGCAAGCAAAAGCACCCGAAGAGGAAGTAGTTTCCGCTGCGGTTGAAAAAGCTAAATCTGGACAAATTAAAGAAGTTGAAGCAACGTGTAAGAAGATCTGGAATTTGTTGGATTATCATTACGAAGATATTGATAAACATAAAGACAAACTGAATAAAGAATATGAACGACAAATGAAAGAAGTTGAAGACTTAATAGTTCCATTGTTAAATAACTTAGCAAAATCTTCTACTAATGAATACATATATTGGCCTAATAGGCGAGAGATTTTAGAAGCACAAATTGAGAAAATTACTGCGCATACTCGCGACGTAAATATATTCACTGAGTAACTCCATATTTACAAAGGAAGTAGGAATCAACAATATCGGTAGAAGGATTCCCATTTTCCTGGACTAATTCAAAAGTACCGGGTTCCGCTTTCCAGGCTTCTAACATTGCTTCTTTATTAGAATTTCCCTTACCTGTAGCGAACTTCTTAATAGTTGTTGGTGCAATTGTTTCATAGCGGAAACCGTTCTTTTTTAAAAACGATTTTAAAATACCAACATTTTCCGCTATATGAAAAACTCTGCCTGTAGATCCAAAAGAATAATCTTCTAATATAACTTTCTGCACTCTTCCTGTATACCAACGTATTTGTTCGATAGTCCAATCCGCTAAAAATAGATATCTATCTATATCTTTTATTTCTTTAGGAAACTTATACACGTTTACATTTTGAAGGGCGGCCCACCTAGGCCTCCACTTATCCAAAGCAAAAAAACTAAAATTACAATTAGAAGGATTAACTGGTCCATCTTTTTTATATACGCAAATACTTGGGCTGAGAGTTGAATAATCAATTCCTGCACATATCAATTAAAATCCTAACTGTTGCAATTCTCTTATACTATTTTCTGCGGAAGTATGATGAATTGCAATTCCACCTTTAGCTTTAAATTCAGCTATATTATCTAAATTATCATCGACTAAAAGATTTGGAGATAAGTTTTCTTCGGCTGCAAAATATTGCTTTTCACTTCTGAAGACACAATGAATCCTCGCGGGGTATATTTTATAATGTTCAAAAAGCCATTGCATTTTTTGTAAACGTGAATTAGCAAATTCATTTTGTGTAGGAATAGCGGTTAATACATGCCAATCAAATTGTCCGCCAACATAATCTGTCAAATCGTCTGCATCTGGCATTTTAGGAAGTTTTCTAAAAAAGTCTTTAGGGAGAAGTTCCCATCTATTATTCCACTTTTCCTTAGTGCCAAATTTGTCAAGAATAGGTTTGTCAAAGTCTGCTAAGACTCCATCCATATCAAGAAATACTTTCATAATCAATCATATACGAAATTCGTATCTCCTTCGAGTTGTACTTTTTCTTTAAATTGTTTATCGAGAATATCTTCCAACCATAATTTGCCTGTAAAGGCCGGAGCATTCTCAATATCTTTCCACAATTCTTGAATTGCGGTAACGCCTAATGACTCAGTGTGTTTCTCAAGAAGTCGAACACAATCTTCAGTATATTTTTCAAATGGTGTTTTCATATTATCCTTATTATATTACATTGATATGCAAATATCAACGAAAAAATATTAAACCAAATCTACAACTTCACAGCCACCACCATCTGCACCACATGCTGCATTTTGCGCACCGGCTGTATGATCTTCTTTTTCATAATCACTTAATTTATCCCACATTACATTTTTTGGCATCTTTGCTAATAATTCTTTATATTCTTTTTCTTCACAATCTTGATAAGGTGCTTGTTGATATGTATGTTCACTAAAAGGTAAAAATGAAATGCCACTAATGTTATTAAAATTATCCCATACCCAATTACCTACGCCCATCCATTCATGCTCTTTAACTGATACTGTAATAGAAGGCTTATGTTCACACCAATGATCTTGATAAATTTTCCACAATTCAAGTTGTTCAATAGCAGTCATATCTTGTCTGAATACTGCGTTCTTTGGGCTCTGCATAGGAAATGAAAACACAGTTGTATGTGTTGGTTTGGTTACATCGGGCTCATTAGGAAAACCTGCGTCTTTCATAAACCTACACAATGGATCTTTATTATCTGCTCTTACTGTCCTAATATAATAAGGATTATGACGGGCATGAATACCAGAAGCACTATCAACAAGCTGAGATACAGTACCACTAGGTTTGACACACGTAATGGCGGCTGATCTCGGAATACCAAGTTTTTCAGCCCATTCTTTATTTGTTTCAATAGCAACATTTCTAAGTTCCTCTAAAAGCTTACCAGTTTTATCTTTTCCTTTTTTACCATTTGTTAATTCATTATCCATTATTCCGGTAAGAGAAACTCCCAAAAGTCGTTCTTCTCTACAATTATTGGACCACTCTCTGGTAATGTATTTGAAGTTGGTAAGGGTAGATTGGAACGTTCCAAGAATGGTTGCATTGCGCACTTTGCTTTTAAGAGACTCGCGAGTGTCCCGTCCTCGGACAACGACTTCAGATAAGTTGCAAAACTCTCGGGACCGTAAAATGATCTCGCTGCACGGATTTGTACCAAAATCATCTCTGGCAATTCGTCTTCGTATATGATTTCCGTTTCCATCTTGTTCCCTTTCATTTAACTTTTGTACTTGACGTTGAGCCGAATTTCCATTATATATTCCACGTTCACCAGACTTTGAATCATAAAGAGATAACCATTCTCTCATAAAAGTTCCAATATCTGGCCGTTCTTTATAATTAACGGAATTATTTGCTAGAGCACGTTGCACATTAAACTTATACCATTCTCCGTGCTTTGCGAATCGCATCTCTCTATCATTAAGATCACTGAGACTAATAAGAGCAGAGCGACGTACACCGCCGACCACAACCACTTCTGCAGTCTTACATATAATGTCATGACATTCGATTGGTTTGAGTTTTCTTCCCGCGGCATTTGAAATTATTCCTGTTACAAAATTAAATAAATCTACTAATGGATCTGGACCTGAAGCTCGTCCTCCAAAAGTTTTTAATGGTGCACCTGCTGGTCGAACTCTGGTCACATCCCATTTAGGAATAAGTCCTTGATATAATAGTGATACTAATTCTTTATAAGCTTTGCACCAACCTAATTTACTATCCGCAACTACAATAGTAGTATCTGTTGGATAAAATTCTTCAGCAATAGTTGGCATTTGTTTGGTATATTTTTCTTCAACGGAAAATCCCACACCAGTTCCGTTCATTAAAATATACATGATTTCATCAAACGTTCTTTGATTATCACATTTTAAATATGAACAATTATACCCAGCCACATTTTCTTTTTTGAGAGGATCGCCGGCTGTCATTAAGCATCTCATAGACGGCATGACCTCTAAATTTAAAACCGATTCTTCTAATTCTTTTCTAATATCTTCAACTAATTCATAACTACATTTTTCTTTTAGGTCTTCCTTAAAAAAATCAAAATATCTACCAATTGTTTCAGACCAATTTTCTCTTCTCTCTGCATCATATCTCCATCTGGCGTATCTTGAAAGATGGATAAATGATTGATATTCTGTGGGTAAATTCATTCATGTTCCTTATGCTAAAGTAGTTTTTCTAAAAATTCGTTTTGTTCTCGTTTTGATAATACTTGATCTAATGACCAACTTCTTCCAGATAATTCTCTTTTAATTATTTTCATTTCCTGAGCAGAAAACATCACCCCATTTTGAATATAATCTTCGTAAGCTTCACAGCATAAGGGAAATTCGGGTTTGATCAATTTATACATTGCCTCTGCATAATCTCGAATTTCTTTCTGCGCGTGTTTATCTGTTCTTAATTTACAAAAATGGAAAAAATTATGTAGATCAATTTTCCATATAACTTCAGTGTAATTCCCTACAGGGAGTACAGAACGAGATAATTCTCGAGCTACATCAAGTTCTAATAAATTATGATAGGAATGAATGGCATTATCATATATGCGATTGAATTCAAATTTAACAAGGCCTTTTTGTTCAATTTCTTCACCCCTACCCTGATTGTTTTGGGTTGATTGCTTTTGAATATCGTCATCATGAGGAAGATAAAAATCTTCACTCATTACTGAATAACGTCCTGAATACTCATTTAAATTCGCCGTCCGATGACGAACTATTTGTCTCATAATAAAGATGGGTAATTTTAAATAAAACTTAACTTCACACATCTCAAAAGGTGATGTGTGTTTATGTCTCATTAAATACCGAATTAAATTACGGGTTTCACTAACTTTTTTTGTACCTTTACCGTAACTTATCCGTGCTGCATCAACTACGTCGTCGTCACTTCCCATAATATCTAATAATCTAACTAGTCCAAATTCATGGACCTTCACCTCTTCATTCATGTTCTTTTCCACTGGTTAAATTTTAATCTTGCGGGAAGGCCGCGGAATGTATTGGTATTTATTATATCAATAATTTCCAAAATGTCCATATCACCTAAGACCATATCATTAATATCTTTAAATTTAACCGTGTCGGGCCAGATGCAAATCGCGAAGCCTTTTTTAATACATTTTTCAATCTTATGAACAATTTCATTATTTCTCGGTTCATTATCATACACAAAAACGACGTCTCTTGCATAAAACATACTAACATCATCTAAGTCACTACCTGCCATTGCAAGAGAATTTGGAAGGAACATACTATCAAATGGTCCTTCGACAATATAAGTTAATTGCGCTGGATCGTTTCTTTCTAAACCAAATATTTTCGGAGCTTCTTTATCTATTTTAATAGTAAAATATCTTAATGTATTATTTTCTAAACTTCTCCCCTGTGCGGCTACTAGCTTCTTCTCTTTATTAAAAAATGGAATTATTATTCTTGGATCTTTTTCTTTTAGCCGCGCTGCTAATTCTGTATCATATTTACTCACCCAACTTTTAAAACAATCTGCAAAATACATATCATTATATCGAACTTTAGGTAACTTTCTTACATCGCAAAATTTTACAGCTGGATGATCTGAATCTAATTCAGAAATTTTTGGTGCTTCTATTTTTGTAAATTTGGGTTTTCTAAAAATAGGGACTTTTTGTTCTGTCTCTATAGGAGTTCCATTTTCTTCTTTATATTTTTCAAATGAATATTGTCTTGATATAACAGGATCGATTTTATCTAATAAAAATTTTAATGCGCCACCGGCTCCACAATTGTGACATTTAAAAATTAAATTATTTTTTTTGTTATAAAGATAACCTCTCGCCTTATATTGATTTTTTTGAGAATCTCCACATAATGGACACCTGAAATTATATAATTCTCTGGACTTGCGAGCGAAACGAGATAATCGGGAAGAAATTAAATTGGTATATTTGTGGTCAATATATAAACTCATTGTGCTCTATAGAAAGGGTTTAATTTCATAATTAGGTATTATAATATGATTCGCTAGGAAAATCAAGAAAAAAAAAGGGACACATGGTCCCTTCTTTATCCGCCGAGGATATTGTTAAGGTTTGCTAAACATCCTTATAATTTTCATTACCTCAACTCCAGCATTTAATGCCTCTTCAACTTGTACTTCAAGATCGTCTGCAAGATCTTCTAATCCAAATTCATCTTTAGCAAATTGTACTAATTCCATAAATTCTTCATCGTCTAAATCTTGTAGTTCAACCAAAACATCTTCAATATTTTCAATTGCCGGTCCTAACCTTTTCAAAGGATCAATGAACTTCATTGCATCTGACCATCCAATATCACCATCTTCCATTGCGGAAGCAGTCGCCTTACCTAATGAAAAAACAAAAGCTAATACATCTTTTGTTTCTTGTATTCCTGCCATAATTACCTTTCTATAAGTTGTCAGTTGAGGAATGAGAAGGGAATATTCTGTGTTGTTCCTTAATTCCCATTGGTTCAAGTCTTCTTAAAATTTCTCCCTTTTTCTTTTTCTTTCTTACAGGTGGGTCGTCTCCTGCTTCTGCACTTCCGGCTATTCCACCAGCTCCCATGGACATAGCGGGTGCATCTTCTTTAACATCTTCTTTATGCTTAATAAAATCTTTTACCATTTGAAGATCCATATCGTGAAGTTTTTTCCAATCTGGATCATCTGCCCATTTAATACCCGCTTTTTTATCAGACTCAATATCTCCTTCTATTAATAGGCTTCTATCTTCTCCAAATTCATAAAGCATGTCTTCATATAGAATTAGAAATTCTTTTTCTAATTCTTTTTCATCTGTCATCAATTTTAAATTTTTTTCTTCGCGAAGAAGCAGTAAAGCCGCGGCGTAAGAAGCGAGTGTTGTTTTTCCGAAAGGTAACTTACCTAACAATTTCTTTAAATTGAAGATAAGGGTATCCATCATAGTGTAGGCATTTTTTTGCTCTATAGTAGTAAAGTCTCTTTTCTTAATAAGAACTTTACCATTCTTATCAATAATGCCTAACTTATAAGCATCTGTTTTTTCAAATTTGGTAACTAATCGTTTTAGGAAGGAATATAGAAAATATAATTCTGAACCTTGTATAAGTGCGTTTTTTAATCCTATAGGCATCGTAATTGCTTTACTACATGTTGGTCTAGAGTTATATCGCTATCTCGAATGTCTTTACTTTTAATTCCACGAACAATTTTTGGCATTCTTTTTAAATATATTAAAAAAGGCTTTAATACTTGCCAACTATTTTCGTCTATTTTATAAAACAATATTCGAGTAGCAGCTTCGTTATCGAATAGATTATATATCATAATTAAGTGGTTAAGAATTAATCTTTGCTTTAATTCATGAGTAACCAGATAATGATTTAAAAGTCTTTTTAAATATTTAAACCTTTTCATATCATCTCTGAAATCCTCAGTACCAATACATTGAGGATTATCATAATATTTCATGCAATATAATTCTATGTTATTTTCATTTATATCATCAAAATTCACTTTTTATCTTTTTTCTCACTTTTTGAACTGTCTTTTTCTTCAGTTCCATTATCTTCCGGTGGTTCTTCCTTACCGGTCGCAATATTTAAATAATGATTTGAAACTTGAATCGCTCCATCAAGATGACCAAGTGTTCGTTTTAACGTTTCCGTCTCTTCGATCACTTGATCTAATCTTGTTTGGACTTGTTCTCTGTCCTTTTGGAGGAACTCTAACTGCGTTTCAATTTCCGCTTTTTCAACAATACTCATAATATATCCATTAGTTAAAAATTAATTACGCAATATCATCCCAAAGTAATACGTACTTGGTTACACCGGAAACGCAAACTTTTATAGCGCCATTCGCGGGTCCTGTATGTGTACTAACGGTATTTGCTCCGGTAGTAAAAAATGGTCCAACATTAGAAGCAGCAGCTGCTCCATATCCACCACCTGGTGTTGCGTCCCAAGCAAAAGAAACATTTTGTGATGCTCCTGTTAATGTACTTGCAACATCAAATTTAATGAATGCTGTTGGTGAAGCACTTGGTGCGGCCGCGGAATTAGCATGAGATAAAACCATGACATATGAATTACCGGAATCGGCACTATCCCATGTGTTTAAATCAAGTGTTCCTTTAAGGGCTGATGTTTCCGCAGTAAATGCAACGTTAGCATCATGAATTAAAACTTTTGAGGATGAAGCCGTTAAAGTTCCAACATTAGCTTGTGTTGCTCCTGCACCTTTTGCATCAACGATAATTTGTGATGTAGTGATGTTATCAAAAACATCAGTAGATGAAGGTGTGATATTAGCGGTGTGTGTAGTTTTATGAACGATTTCTTCTGTAGCAGCCGCAGTACCTGTAATAGTATGTGTAACGTTTGCTAAGAAATCTTTTACTGTGAGCTTTTTGTTCACAGGGGATCCACTCGGGTCATCAATTATATGAAGTAGATCTTCTGACGCCGCTTCTGACGCGGGCGTTAACGCGGTTATTTTCTTATCTGCCATTTTTCTCCTTGCTGGCTATGTAGGTGGGACTCACCACCAGTTTAATTTATGCTGAGAATCGCTCACTTGCGCGAAGGGTCCTTCTCAGACATCCAAATATTTATGATACTAATCCTAAGCGGGTTAACTCCGTAATTATGTGTGCTGCTGTACTAGCACCAGATACAAACGAAGTATTTTGTGATACAGGGGCAGTACCATAAAAACCCACTGTATCTGTAGCGCTTCCTATTTGCATAGCGCCTCTAAATCTCATTACCGTAGTATTGGCCGAAATATACATATCTTTCTCAACACCATCTTCTAAAGCCATATCCATACCAGATTCTAATTGCATATTTCCAGTTTCAGAAAATTTGCTAGTAAAAGAACCATTCTCTGGTATGTTGTCTTCTATTAATAAGCTACCCTGAAAGTCAATTCTTGATTCTATTAAACCGACAATCTGCCATCGATCAGTTGCCTTATGTCCGGTGACTGAATCAAATCTAATACTTATACCATTTGCTAGTGCTTGATCGGTGCCGTCGATATCAATAGTTGCTGCACCGGAGGAAGTATCCCCATCTCTCCACCATTTAAAAGTATCGTTAGCAGTCGCGGATGTTCCGTCAATTTCAACATGCCATACTGAATTTTCTGCTAAGTCTAAGGTTCCCAAAACAACCGTTAGATCATCTTGTTCACCTTTTAATATTTCGGGTTGTAATACAGTCGGAGAGTTTCTTAGATTTATATCTCTAGCAACATTTGTATCAGCTCGTGATTGTACTTTATTAGTAACGCTTCTGGTAGTTGTATCTGTGGATAATGCTGATAGTAAATTATCTAATCTAATCTTTTTATTGACCGGATTACCAATCGGATCATCTACTATAATTAATAAATCTTCAGCGGTAGGTGTAGCATGAGTATCTAAAGCTGGTATCGTTTTATCTGCCATTTATTTCTTCGATTCCGTTTCAAGTTCTTTCAGTTCAGGTACGTCAACGTCCGTTGATTCAGCCGTTGATAAGATATCATCACAAGCACTAATCGCACCGTTATAGGCATGTATATTATTTCTTGTTAACTCAAGATCATGTTGTAGTTGCGAAAGCCTTCTTTCTAATTCAGCTTTCGCAGCTACGTGTCCGGCGCGTTTTTCAATAATCGCGCTCACATTTATATTTTCCACATATTCCATAATATTATTTAATTATTAAGTTACTGTTAATGTTACCGCAGTTAATCCTGAAAGAACTAATGATGCAGCAACAGAAGTTCCACCGGCGGTTGTATCAGAAATTGTACCACTATTTAGTGACACATTAGATCCACCTAATGTAAGAACATCGTCTGTTGCAACTGTTTGGCTCGCTACACTAAAAGTGAGTCTGTTTGTTCCAGAACCAGATGCATATGAAGCAGTGTGTGGTCCTCGACCTGATCCGGATCCTTGGTTACCATTTGCAATAGCAACTTGTGGAGTTCCGACAACTGTAACTCTTTCATCCCAAGTAATCTGAACAGCTATTGTTCTCGATCCACCTGTAATTGCGGATGCTGTAAATCTCATTGATGTAACAGTTGGTGCAGCAAGTGTAGTTCCAAGACTTCCCATTGCAACTAAAATCTCGGGGGCCGCAGAAGCATTTTTACTTGCTTTTGTATTAATGGCCCACCCTTCGTTAGTCGCATAGACATCCATTTTATTATACTGAGCACCTTCTGTGGTACCTATCCATTTTGGTTTTTGCGCCTGCGTACCAGCTGCGGCTTTTCCCCATAAAGGCATTACTTCTCCTTATTAGTTTATAAAATATTTATAACAATTTTTTAAATTCACTTATAGAAATTGTATCTATATTAGGAATTTCTTTATTAAAGCACTGTTCTTCCTGAACATGTATAAATTCAACTTCAGGAAAATAATCTGTAAACATTACTTCAAAATTCTGAATCCATCCTTTTGCCTGAACAGGTAAAGCATAACTCGGAGCATAACAATCAGTGTCTTTATATACGTTGTTTACTTTTCCATTATTTATGTTAAAATCAAAGCCCATTAAATATACCTTGTCGGGTTTTTCTTTCTCACAACATAACCAAGTTGCAAGTGGCCCTGAATCTAACATAGGTATATGTTTTAATTCATCTACTACATCTATTTTATCATCTTCAGATACCCATGTAAACCAATGACATGGTTTTTGTTCTAAATCCATCGTATGGGTATCATCATGAAAAACTCTACTTATTTCTTGCCCATAATAAGCGAATCTATAACCTGTATTTTTATTCTCTACTACTTCTATTCCAGGTGTTATTGTTGATCTAAAAACTGGATACATCTGAGGTTCCAGTAATGCAAAATTTCTAAACCAACAATGATTCGACTTCGGATATTGTGATGATACTATTTCATGTAACATCTTATTGTCAATGCAAATGAGATGAGAAGGTGTCCAATCTCTGTACATTGCATTACAACCATAAGTCGTATGTTCTAATAATAAATTTAGGTCAAAGTCTTTACGACTTTCACCGTTTCCAATCACTACATACATGTTTAATTTAAGCGGCTGGTCCGTGTACCTGCACTCCCATTGGTTCTGCGGCTCTTGGAGAAGCATATGAATAAGCATCTCCAACTCTTGTGATTTGACCCGCTTCGACCATATCATCTAAAAGTTTTTGTACTTCTGTTGGACTACATCTTAACATTCTTGCAATACTTGAAGCAGAAGCTGGTTCATCATCAACTGCAAATTCAGCTCCGGCTGGTTGCCCATCAGTGCTAGCAAAAGAACTTCGGAACAATTCTAAAATTTGATCCTGCAATGAAGTTTCACCTTCTTTGTTTAATTCATTTACCTTGTTTTTATATTTGCGAACAAAAGCTAATCCCGTACTTTCTTTCACACTATCCTCCTCTGGATTCATTTTTACTTTATTATTGACTTTACCAGTCTCTTTTACTTTAGAAGAATCTTCTTCATCATCTTTAGTTTCTTTCACTGCGTCTACTGAGTTCCTTCTACCTAAAATTTCTTTAGCTTTTTCATAGGCCAATTTTTTGATTTTTTCTCTAAAGATTTTACGTCTGGCATCAAGTGTTTCTGGAACTTCAATATCTACTTCTTCTATTAAAGGAGTACCCGGTGGATCATAACTTGCTCCGAGCACTGCTTGACCAATCGCACCAAGCGCAGATCCTTTTTTCGTAGTCGGAGTTCCGTGTTTATCCATATCAGGTAACTTTTTAGTTGGCTTTGTCTTTGCTGGCGTTGTTGTCTTAGGTTTTGGCGATCCTGAACCTCCTGCCGCATATTGACTTCCCGAAGAAGCGCCTCCAGCTGCGGGTTTCGTTGTCTTAGGTTTTGGTGCACCAGATTTTGGCGGCTTAGCTGGTTTAGCTGTTGCCGGCGCATCCGGTTTTGCGGTTCTGGGCCTTGAAGGTGTATTTTTTGTTTGTTGTAATTTTTTTAATCGTGTTTTTTCTTTACTAAGAGCTCCTAAGTTATCCTTATGCTTTTGTATCTTATCCGCTTTTGCCTTAGTTCTATCAAGGGCTTTTTGTGTCCTACCTTGTTTCGTTAAATAACCTGCAGCCGATTTTATAGCACCACCAATTCCTGAAGCTACACTGGCAGCATCTTCTTTTAAATCAGAATCATCTTCAATGAATTGTTTCGAAGCATTTTCCAAATCTTCTAATTCACACTCATCGGCTAATTTTTGAACTTCAGGTGAAGGGGCATCAATTGTTCCTAATTTAGTAGCATAAGCAAGAGAAACTAATCTGCGCTCTGTATTTTTAATTAACCTTTCACCAATTTCTCCCCATGTTAGACCTTGATATTTTTTATGCATTTCACTAAGAATAAACTTATGAGAAGGGATTTCACAAGTATCATATTCTTCTGTTTTCATTTTCTTCATTACCATATTAGCAATTTTTTGATCATTCATTAGAACCATCAAAACACTTTGGCGGGCTTCTTCAGCCATGCTATCTAGATAAGCAGCTAATTTTTCATATTGTTTTTTCTCTACAAATTTTGAAGCGCCTTCTAAGGAAATTCTATCTTTTCCTCGAACGGCTTTAGCTAATTCTTTAATTTGCTTGGCTATATCTTTTGATGTAGATAATTCTTGTAAGGCTTCTTTTTCACTTGTTATTCCTTGCTCACACCATCCACAATGTTCATCTATTTTATGATATTTGTGAATTATGTTTTTAGCCATTTCCATATTCGTTACTGTATCTTGGCTTTTTGAAAAATCAGTCTCTTGCCATTTGTCTTCTTTTTTCTTTTTCTTTTCTTTGACTACGGCTTCTTTTTTAGACTCTTCTTCCTCTTCCTCTTCCTCTTCTTCATCATCAATGGCCTTACTAATGGCTTTTCTTTTAGTATGAATAAACTCATCAGAATCGTCAGTATCTCCGTCATTGTCGATATCTGTATCTTTACGTTTATCAAATTTCTTTTTCAGAGCCTTTGGCTGGACTTTATCCAATCCTTCACCATCATCTGACTTATCATTGGTGTTATCTTCAGCCTGGGCCCGTTTCAATTCTTGAATCATCTTAACATCGTCGGCGGTAATCGCAGTGTAATTTGCGGGATAATATTTTGACCAGTCCATTATTTGCTCCTACTTGCAAGTATTTTCGAAAGAATCTTATTATATCTTTCTGATTGTTGAAATCTTTTTTTATCCTGTTCTTGGTTAAACTCTTCTTCAGGAGTTAAATCTACAGTATACTGTCTATATTTATCGGTTCCGAATTCTAACTGACGGCCTTCTCCAGCGCGATCTTTGCTCCATTCTTTTAATCCAAGAAGATTTTGTAATTTATTACTAACAGGATCTTGTAAATTACTTTCATCTTTAGGAAGATCGTCAACCATTTCATGTAAATATGTAAAATCTGTTTTATCAAAATCAATCATTCCGGAGTTTTCATCCAATACCATAATATAATCATTTGTCTTTTTAATAAAACCTCTTAATTTTGAAATTTCCCAAAGTCTAACTTTTTTAGTTATTAATGTATATTCGTTAAAAAATCCTTCGCATTCTTTTAGGCATCCCTTAATATAAGCAATTTCAGTTGAATTATAAGGTAATGTTTTTATATATTCAAATATTTTCACTGCTCTTGAATCTATATCGTAAGAATCTCCTTCAAATTCAATTTTTTCCATATATAAACACTCTTTAACAGTTGGTTCATATCCGATGGAAGCCTTAGCTTTTTTAAGTGCCGTCTCATCATCGTCATATTTGGCTGGCTTATGATCTGGCGTCATATTACTAATGAAATCATCAGTACTTTTTTTCTGTTGATCCTTAGATGGGCTTTTTATTGTTTTCTTCTTATATGGAGGCAATTTTCCAATTTCCGTAAGTTTATTTGTCCTTTGCTTTTCCATCACACTAAGTTTCATTTGTTTCCTCAGCAATTGATATAGGCTTCTTTGATCTCTTTCACTTAAAGCATCAGGTAATCCGGTTTTAAATGTCTCGAAATCACCGTCTACAGCAAGAGATCTTAATTTAGATGCTGACATACCAGTAGCATCATCTGCATCTGGATCGCGTTCTCCGGCACTTTCTATATCTATATTTTTAAAATTATAAAAGCCATGTGGCTTATCTTCGACACCATTATATTGAGTTAAGAGCTTTTTAAATTCATTTATCCTATCACTTCCAACAACCATAATAATTTGCTCATATCCTTTATCATGTAATAATGAAGCGATCTTCATAATATTTTCAGGTTTATCTTTAGAATATTTGAAAATATTTTGGCCTCTTACTTTAAACATTTTTTTCATCCATTTGATTTTATCTCTATAATCTAATGGATTCTTTTTTGAATCTTGTGATGAACTTACAAAAACAAAGGCGTCTGCTCGATTTCGGCTAGCCACAGTTTCAATTTTATCAACTAAAACTTCGTGTCCTATTGTCGGGGGATTAAATCTCCCAAATGTAAAAACAGCAGTCTTTATATTTCCTTCACGTAATTCAGAAAATGATGTCATTTATCCTCTTCAAGCTCTCGAGCTGGATTAATAATTTTTTCCATATAAGTATCCTGAACAGATTTATTTGCCATTTGTTCCGATACATCAGTAACTTGTTCTTGAGTCCATCCGGCCATGAATCCTTTAGCTTTTTTATCTGCAATTCTTTTTACAGATTGTGCTAAATCATCATAATCTCTTGAAAAGGGGCCACCACCGAAATATTCATTTTTTTTATCAGCCACTATGTTCTCCTAGTTCTGCAATTAACTTTGCTTTGGATTTTCGCCTATCTAGTTCTATACCAATAGTCCTACCATAGGCTTCTAATTCTTTTTTGGTCATGGATTCTAACTTAGGGGGATCATTAGATTCTTCTTCCGCCCATTCAATCAATTCAGGTTCATCCATATCACCTGCTGAATCACTTATAGGCCACCCCGAAACCCATGCTTTAAACTTTTCCCACATTGATGCCATTGTTATTTTCCTTTATATTTTAAAACCCGAAACGTTTCCGTTATTTTTTACCAAATATGCCTCGAAATCAACATCTGGATATTTTTTTGCGAGTGACATAAAGGTGTTTAAATTTTCTTTAGAATCATCAAATAATCTAATTCTTTTATAAAGTCCCGATCTTAAATACTTATGGAATATATATCTCTTGTTTTTTGCAGAAGATCCTAAATCTAAATTTCCTGCTCTTTCAATATAAATTTTATCAACATCAATTCCATGTGATTTGAAAGTATCTAAAAACGTATCTCTATCGTCAAAATCTGCTCTCGCAGTAGCCATGATAACCTTAGAGCCTCTCGGAATAGCTTTTTTAATTATAGCCTTGGCCCTTTTAATCATTTTTCCAATAGGTGTTGATGTTTGTTGGAATAGCTTTGCTGATCTAAACTCTCCAAAATCAAACTCTTCACCATCCTTGAGTTTATATGTATTAAACTCTTGGTTGTTTAATGTTTGTACAACTTTACCGTCTTTCTTTACATACACTTTTGCTTGTGTATGAAAAAGAGTATCATCAATATCAAAAATTGTCAACCCTTTATTGGCCGCCTCTTCTAGATATTGTAAAAAGGATTTCATTTATCGTCTAACTCATAGTTAAAAGCTTTTGTATGACTTTTTGCTGGCTTTGCCATAGGCCTTAACCAAACATGAATAACCATTTCGCCAGTTGGTGAAGGGAAGGTAAAAGCTGGTTTACCTTTTTTCATCTTATAGTCATCAGTAGCATTTACCGGAAATCTAGCGAGTCTCCTCTTTTTGATTTCGTTACTGACATATTTGTCGAGTTTATCATCTAAACTCCATTCTTTAAATGTTTTCACCAGTCTTCCCTATCTCCGGCGCCTTTCCATTCTATTCTTGCATCGGAAGCTTCTTCTATTGCATCTAAAAACCCTTGTAACATATATGGTAATTTCTGTGGCCTTCTCATAAACTTATGTACATAGTCTTCATAAATCTGAGCCAATTTATCTTTGTTTCGCGAAGGGGCCGCATCAATACAATCACGTAGTGCATCAATTAGTTTATCAGAATACTTAGATTCGTGTAAATTTTCTTTTTCATTCATGAAAATAGGTCTCATTGGTCCCACTCCTTTTCTGCGGTGAAATTTATTCTACTAAATTCCATTCTGTTAACTAGTTTTAAACCTTTTTGATTATCAAAAGTATCAATAGCAACAAAACCTTCTGGTTTAGTTACTTTATATCCACTTGGTGTTCTTATAAAGGTGTTTGTTATACCTTTGACTTCTTCCAACTTCTCAACTATAAAAAGTTTTATATTGTTTATTAATGACATTAATCGAAATATGATCTCTATTTGATCCATAGAACCATTTAAAGTTTTCATATATCCATCAACAGTCATTTGTTTTCTTTGTCTTCCTCTTTCAGACTTTAATTTCGCAACTTCTTTTTGCATTTTATTTTCAATCCATTTAACACATTCTTTAGCCGACCTTTTATAATTATCAACAAATTCACCTTCTCTAACTTTTGTATTCATAAAGGTTTTAATATGTGTTCTAATAATATTATCTTTTGATATATTATCAAGGAATCTTCCATTGACCTTATTAAAATCTTTTCCTAACTCAGAAAGCATTCTGGTTACTTTAGTAGTATCTGCTTTAGTAAATGTTGCTGAACCACTTAAATCGGTGAAATCAGCATTTACAGCCCATACATCTTTATGAGAAGACCATAAATTTATATCGGCACCAAATTCAGCTTTAAGATCGGTAAGGTCTTCCGCACCGGATGTTCTATATGTTGTATGAAAAACAATCCCAACTTGAGCTTCAATAATTTTTTTAGCCAGTTCGGTATTTAACGGAACTGCATAAGTTATAGTATTAGGTGTAAACGTAATACTCTTTTCATCATCTATTGTTTTAATTTTTTTATCTTTATTTTCCGTCCAAAGAACATCGCCTTGAAAAATATTACCTGGAATCTTTAACTTAGGTAAATGTTCTAACAAAGCACTCATTTTAGAATGAAGAGGGCCACCACTGAAATGTTCATCTACATCTGATTGAGTAAAACATGGTCGTCTCATTGATTTATAATCAACAAAGAATTTTCCATTAGGATGTATGCCAGCACATATAGCTGGAGCGCCGTCCCATTTTACTGTAACATTAACGGCTTCTTTATTATTACCCGCTAACATATCTCTAAGAGATCTTAAAAAATTAATAGCACCTCTAGTACCATTAACCCCTCCATTTAACACCTCATCTTCGAGATGTTCCATATGAAGATTCTTACCTGATGCTTCTGTTAGAAACTGTTTATAAGATTTCATCTAATACCCAATTTTTGTTTCATGGCTTTATAACTCATTCCGATTTCTCTATCGGCTTTATCTGTTCCGAATCCGAGATCTTTTTTCGCTTTAAAATAGTCTTGTATTTTTGTACCAATATCTCTAACTACAGGTTTCAAATCTTTTGGATCATTATTTTGAGTTACATCATTTACCGGACCTTTTAATTTCTTTGCTGATGCAAAAGCATCTTTAATCTTTGTGGTTACTTTACCTTTTTGTAATTGTCCGAAGGTATGCATTAAAATTTTTCTCAAATCATTTTGAGTTTGTAATTTCTTCTCAAATTCGGTATCACCTGGATCGAATGTTGCGACATTTTTAAATGTCCCGGCATATACTCTTGTTGATGATCCAGTACCACCAAAACCTCCACCGCCGGTCCATCTCAACATCCATTCAGTACCAACATTCCATTGTTTTGACTTATATAAATCCTGGGCATTTGTAAATGAAATTGTATCGCCGGAATCAGAATTAAATAAGGTCAAATAATCCCAACCGTGTGATTTATAATCATGAAGAGCATTAGCATTCCATTGTCTTATAAATTCGTTAGGATCTGTTAAACCATTCTTTACTGTACCACTAAAATTATATGGAATAACTCCATTATTAGGCATTGCTATCTGGCAAACCTTTTGATATAATTTTTCACATTCTTTATCTGCTACTCTTTGACTAGCTCGTTCGTTCTTTGCCATATATAATGCTGTATATTCTTTACTTCCTATTGACAATGCATTAGCTATACCACCACCTCTATTTGATTCTCCGTATACGCTGGTTCCACCAAGGCCCATAGTATCTGTTTCTTCTCCGGATAAATCTCTACCTAAAGCTTTAAATGCATTAATCCATTCTAATCGAGCATCTGCAAATTTTGTTGGCTTTGAAAAAGTTCCACCATCTTTCTTTAGTTCAACATTAACACCTTGTGCTAACCAAGCATCACCTTTATTTTCTTCATCTCCTTTTTTAGCTCCAGGAGTTGATACAATATAAAGAATTTCACCAGGTCCAATGTTTTGATTATCTATTTTTATATCTAGGGCAGTCAACTTGTCTTTAACTTTTCCCCATAACGGACTCTTTGTCTTAACATAAGAATCCATTTTTACTACTTTATTTACACTATCTTTAACTAATTTAATACAATCAATCACCTTACCATTAAGTAAGTCCGTAAGGAAATTAACTTGATCTTCGGCACTCTCTTGTGTTTTATTAATTATAGATATCATAGAATCTATAAACAAATCTTGATTCATTGTAATTTTAGCATCATCTGCTTTTTCTTTTAGCATCCGCGCCATTACATCTTTTTGAATCGCTTCCAAAACATTCTTTAACACCTCGTCCGTATCAACCAACTCGATTTGATCAAGAACTTGTTTTTTGAGATCTGGTGAAACTTTTTCTAAAAGAGTATGAATTTCGCTCCTAGTATAACCAGGCGCCATAAAAGATCTGTATGTTTTCATTTACAGTTTCTTCATTGGGTTATTAGTTAAATCAGGATTCTTAGAACCCTTTGTGTATGTATCCATAACTTGGTGAATTTCTTTAGCTAAATCTTTAACTGCTTGAGCAGAATCGCTATTCATTTCAGCATTCTTTCGGGCCCATTTCGCAATTTGATTTGCGCGTTTAGCTACTTCTTCCATCTTCATCACGGCTAATTTGCTTATCACGACTCTTTCTAAAACTTCCTTAGCCGATTCGTGTAGATCATGAACTTTTTGCATAGTTACCCCTCAAAATAGTTTTATAATCTTATTTATTGTTTTTAAGATAACTGTATTTCTTTCTTGCTAAAGAAATCATCTGTTTTTGTATCTTGTTATCTATTGTAGCATACCTTGCGTACGATTCGCAAGTTTTTTCTGCTTTATTATAAAGAAACATATCAAAGGCGAGTTCCGAACTATACGCATCTATTTCAAATGGGTTTGAAAAATAATCATCATATTTAGTCTTGCGACCATCATCTAATTGTAAAGAATGTGTTAATTCATGAATAAATGTGAGGGTGAGTTGTTCTTTATATTGTTCCCAGGTTTCATCTGGTATATATAATTGTTGTGTATAAAATTCAGGTGATATATTAATTGTAATTTCTAATTCAGACTCTGCGATATGTTCTTCAGGAACATTTGCCGCCCCATCAAAAGTCACTTCATATAAAGCATGGCTTCTATCTTTCCGTACATTAACATAACATGAAAATCCTAATTCTTCTTCTAATATTTCTTCCATTCTGTTGGCGCATGCATGCCAATGAGATATGGGTTTCCTGAAGCCGAATTTTAATGTATTATAAGAATCTTTAAAATCTCTAAAGGCTTCGTTTATACATCCTAATGAATTTTTAACAAAATCTAAATCATTCATATTGAAAAGTACCGAAGTCGGCTTTATTTCGCATTCTATTACCAGTTGATACATCAAACAATGGTTCATCTTGTCCACTATCTGCTATATCCTCTTGAGCTTTTTGTTCTACATCATAAAGTCTCATTTTACTTCTATCTACTCCAACAATAAACTTTCTATATGATGTAGGATCATTATATCTGTTTTTTAATTGTTTTACAAGCATTTGATTTAATTCTTCCATTTCTTCAGAAGATATAAGTGCAAACATAAAATCAGCTGTTGCCGGTAAACCAAAACTCTCAGAAGTATCTTCTAATCCAATATCCGTACTTGTAAATCCTGTTCTTGTTGTTTGTGTTGCGGAAACAATTGGAACATCATATTCAACTGCTAGTCCTCTTAATTCTTCCGCAATGGATTTAATATAGGTATATGAATTAACATTTGCTCCTGCTCTTATCCTTGAAGAAGTACATATGTTTAAATAATCTATGAATATTATATCAGGAGAAAAGTTACGTTTCAACTTTAATTCGCCTAATAAATTTTTAAAATGCATTGCACTTGCAGATGCTGTGGGATATTCTTTAATAATTATTTTTCCTTTAGTTTTCCCTTTGAGTTTATCAATTTTCTTTTTATACATGTCTCTGGGAATTTCTTCTAATTGACTAATGGGAATATCTAAAAGATTTGCATCTATTCTTTCAGCGATCCTTTCTTCAGCCATCTCTAATGTAACATATAATACATTTTTATTAACAGAAAGTGCTGCAGCCGCTTGATGACACATGAATAATGATTTACCTACTCCAGTGCCCGCTAGACATATATTTAAAGTTTTCTTTGGTAAACCACCTTTCGTAATTTTATTAAACATCTCTAAATCAAATTCAAGCTTTTCTTCTATTCTATGATAAAAGTCAAATCTGTTTTCTGCGTCTTCAATAAAATCGTGACCAATGTGTGGATCAAAAGAAACGGCTAAGGCATCTGATAAGACAGTTGGAATTGCTCCTTTAGATAAATGAGTTTTCTTATCATTACCTTCTAAAATAGCAATCGCATCAACAACTGCGTTATATATTGCTTTATCCTGACAAAATGTTTCTGATTGTTCTAAAAGCCAAGGTGTGATATCTGTGCTTTCAGGCTTATCTAAAGAATCAATTATTTGACTTGATTTGGAATATTCATTTTCATGAATGCCATCTAATTGATCTAAATCTATCGCTAAACTTTGTTTGGTAGGTAAGTCGTTATGTTTTAAAATATATTCTTGAATTAATTTAAAAACCAACTTTTCAGATGAGTCTTCAAAATATTCAGCTTTTACGTAGGGGACAACTTTACGTGAAAAATTTTCATTGTGTATTAAATGTGATAATATCAGTCTCTCTATCCTCTCCAATGATGCCGTCATTAGTTTTGATCTCCTTCTGCTCTTCTTTTAAGGTTTCGATATGTCTGTCCCATAATAATTTAATTAAAATTTCTCCAATCATAAATTCAAATTTTTCTCCTTCTTCATCGGAATGTTCCACATCTTTTAATTCTGGTGGAACTGTAACAATATCGTATTCATATTTTGCAGTACTTTCTCCTTCATAATCCGGAGGTGCAATTTGAAACTTTCCATATTTTATAACAGTTCCTTCAAAAGGGCCAGTGTTTATTTGCACACACATTTGTGAAACATCCTCAGGATGTTCAGGATGAGGTACTAAAGAATAATATCCATCAATCCTATCATAATCTTCTTTCGTTAATTCATTACTCATTCGGATCCCAATATTGCATTATTTCTTCTTTTCCTGTATACTCAGCAGAAACAACTGGATAATTTTTCCATGCTCTCGCTACAGCCGCTTCTCCTGCTCGGCAAAGAAATTTTGAACCATCTTCTAATGTTAATTCCACTATCTTAACTTTTTGTATTATTAAATCTTCAGACTTCTTCTTCTGTTGCTTCATCCTCAATACCAACCTGACCGTAAAGAAACTCTTTATGAGCGACTTCGTCTATCTTATCTAAAATTTCTTTAGTGAAATACTTATCCGGATTTTTGAGAATAGATTTTAGAAAAACTTTTTCTCCATCTGGCATTTCTAATCTGGTAGAAACTTTTTTAAATATACCATATTTTTCAGCTAGCTCTGCTAAACCATAATATCGATTTAATCCTTCTTTATACGTAAGAAGGACATCGACCATCTTATTCTCCTTAGTGAGACGAGATTTATAATTTCTACAATGTACTATATTACCAATTACTTCCGTCCCATCTTTTTCTTTCTTCTTAGACAGGAATACAATGCTAGACGCAGCATAATGAAGACCAGTTCCACCACCCATAATCTTTTGAGGAAACAATGTACCTATTTGATCATATGTGTGATTAGTAACAACAAGGGGAACTTTTGCTTTTCCTCCTAATAAAGTAAGAACTCTAAATGTTCCTTTAACCATTTGAGCTCTGGTCATATCTCTGGTATCTTTACCATCACTAACATCTTCCATCTCTTTAGAAGTAGAAAGATTACCTAATGAATCTAAACATATCATCATTGGTGGTCTGCCCTTTTCAGGTTCTTCTAAATGTTTTTCTAAAACTTTTGTTGCCTGTGTTCTAAATTCTTGAACGGTAGCTACAGGAAGAATAATCATTCTCGTAGAATCTATCCCTCTTGATTCGATCATCTCTTTTGTTAAAGCTGATTCAGACTCAAAGTATATAACACCGCCAGTAGGATTATCTGAAAGAAACTGTCTAACACAACCCAAAACGAAAAAAGTTTTACCCGTAGAACTTTCACCGGCAAATGCGGTAATTTTATTTGAAGGCAATCCACCGTAGATGCTTCCAGATAATAATCCGTTTAAAATATAAGAACCAGTATCAATAAAACTTTCTACATCTCCAGCCTCAACACCATCACTTACTTTTGAACCAAATTCATTTTTGGTTACCTGTAACATTTCTCCAAAATAATCACTCATCATCACCTTTTCAATTTATCATCATAAAAATATATTATAATATAAACAAATAAAATAATCAAGACTTTTTAACGTCAATTTTACCTGTGGCCGGATCATATGAAACTTTTACTGTAAACTCTATTGGCAAAATTGAACCGTCTGCTTTAATAATAGGTAATTTGCCTTCTACTGCACCTTTAAGTGCATCTTTCGCGTTTTTAAATGTATGCGCGGGATCTTTTTTTATAATTTCATCTAATTGTTTTTTTGTATCTTTTGGTAGGACATCATCTATCATCTTTTCCACATGTTCTTTCGCTAAGTCTGTGGCTTTGTCAACTACTAATCCAGTTAGGACATTAAATAATCCAATTGCTAATGGGCCCATAATATTCCTTAATTCAATATTTAAATAGTAAAAAGGGAGTCCTTAAAGAACTCCCTTTACATGGTTAAGTTACTTGGAATAAATTCCCCAGAGCACCCATATTGCGACTAGTCCAACTAGTCCTTCACTTCCTAGTGATTTTACGAGTGTAACAACTGAACCCACGATATCAATTCCGATGAATGGTACTGCTGCTCCAAAAATGATCTGAAGAACCACGCCAAGGGCAATAACTGCTAAACCAAGTTCTGTGACGGATTTAATCCATCCAAGTACGGTATCTAACATTTAACTCCTCGTTAGTATGGTTATACTTGATTAATTGTTAGGAGCGTTCCACCATGATTCCCATGGAAAAACTACCCAAAGATTATTAGCATCTTTGGCTTCTTCCCTAACGTAATAATGAGGTTTAAATTTTACCTCATTGTTCCACCAGAGTGATGCAAATCTTACGTCACACTGAAGTTGTAAAGGCATGTTCTCTCGAGGCCTTTTGATATGTTCTGATATACGTTCAAATGTTTCACCACTGTCACATATATCATCTAGTATTAACACTCTCTTATCTGTCTTCCGTGGCAAATAGTCTTCCCATTCAGGAAAATCACGGAGAGCGCTTTTCACAGGCTTAAATGGTTTCTTCAACCAATGAGACATCATAACACCGGGCGTTAACCCGCCACGGGAAAGACCGACAATTACATCGGGCTTAAAATTATCCAATACAATATCACGACAGAGTTGATTTACATCCGAACACATATCCTGCCAGCTATACCATAATTTTTTCATATCTTTCATAACGAATAACCTTATTACATATTTATCATATAAAAAAGGCTTCCAAAGAGCTTTTCTTCTCCGGAGACCATCCAATTACTTTCAATATTTCATTCAAAGGTCCCCTGAATGACTTTTCAAATTGTTTATCATAATCAATGTAATCATGTAATCCGAATTCTTCAGGTAGACCTTCCATCATAGCTATAACGCTATCCCTGATAGGATTTGGTTGTTTTAAATAAACAAATTTGATTTTCTCACCCTCTTGAATAAAAGGATGTTTATTATGTAATTTCTTTTCTTTTAGATAATGATTATATAAACGAGTTGCTTTTACATGCACCGGTGTTCCCTTGGCATATAAAGTTGTACCTCCGTTATATTTCTCAATTCCTTTAACAGATCTAGGAAAGGCAATATTCTCGATAGGTTCTTTTTCAAACTGTTCTCTAAAATCTGCAATAAATTCTTGTATGGCAGATTCATCTTTATTGATAATAATATCAAAAGATTTTTTCAACTTGTCCCTACAAGATGTTGGTGTTGAAGATTTAACAGATTCAATGCCCATAACTTTGAGTCGTGGATTAGTATACCTTACTCCCTCATTATCATGAACATTGAGAATATAATGTTTCTTGCCTGTCCAAATACCTTTATCAGCAAGACATTCTCTTTTCATAAACATCTTCTGATCATATGCATTCATATATTTCGCTAAGTCTGAATATCCATTATCGATTACTTCTTGAAGCTTATCTTCACATGCCTTATCTAAAAAATTAATAACTTTATCAACATCTGGTTTTTCTGGAAACACTTTGGTTACTAATTTTTCTAAAGTAATATAGAGGGAGTCAGTATCCGATGCAAGAACATAATCTTCTTCTTCTGTCTCCATAACTTGATTAAGATAATTATTGACCACAGTTTCTGCCCAGCGAATACTGAGCTGCCCTCCTAATGTAATAGCCTCAGAAATTCTTAGATCATAAAATCTAAAATATGGATTCCCAAATGCTCCATAAACACTATTAAGCATTAACTTCATAGCAGTCTGTTTATTACCAAACGAATCTGCTTCTTTCTTTAATCTTTCTATCTCATCTGGATCAGTTGCTTTCTCTAATTTCTTTTTAGCATCAATCATCTTCTTTTTGAAGATAACTCGATTATCATATTTCTCCTGCATTAACCTAGGTAAGAATCCTTGAATATCTTTTCTGAATCCCTGACCATTAGGTGCAATAACAATATCTTTATCATAATATTTCTGTAAATCAACTTGCTTATTCAATAAAGAATCGACTCGACATTGCTCTGTAACACCTGTTAAAATTGTATCAGGGCTAACATTGTATTGCATGATTAAGTGAGGATATAGACTATTTAAATCAAAGCTAACAACCCAATTATGCAACCCTGCTTGAACTTCTTTTACATAGGCTCCGGTATATGCAGCATTTTTTGTATTGTCTTTTTTAGGTGGGACAATGATGTTTCTATTCATGAGATCGTTCGCGAGAATAACCTCCCACATCATAACCATTCCAAATGTATCTTGATAATTTACTTTTGCTTCATAAGCCAAAGCAACTACCATCTCTATCAATTTTTTCTTTTCTTCTAATCGATCTACGAGCTGAGCATCCTTAATATTATAATCAATAAACAATTGATAATTTTCTTTATACAAAGTATGAAGGTTTCCATATTCTTCAAAGGATAATTTCTTTTCACCCAATTCAACAGATGCAATATAATCTAACCTATAACTTTCAGCTGGTGGTGAATTTCTTCTGTATACATCGATATAATCGATCACAGACATTCCGATAATATCATGAAAGATTGTTTCTCTTCCCCTGAAGGTTGTTGATCTCTCATTAACCAATCTCCAAGGAGATAATCTTTTAACCATCTTTTTATCGAACAATCTGGAAATTCTATTAACCAAATAAGGAATATCAAATCCTTGAATATTCCAGCCTGTAATAATATCTGGTGCTAACTTTTCCCAAAAAGAAAGAAACTCTTGAACTAAATGATTCTCATCTGCACATTGAAAATATTCAACTTCTGGATTTGTATTATTATATTCACCACATCCAAATACATAATATTTTTTATTTGCTCCAACGGTTATGGCTTGAATTTCTTCTGAAGCAGAAATTGGATCGGGAAACCCATGTTCTGATGCAACCTCTATATCAATACTTGCAACACACAATTGAGAATAGTCATAATCTATTCCTCTATCTTTGGGATAATTTTCGTAAATATAACCATACCTCCAAGCAGTCATTCCGTAGATTTGGAAATTTTCTACTCCATCATATTTTCGAATAAACTCTCTTGTCTCTTTAATAGTCCCTGGTTTAACAGGAGCCAGAGATTTTCCATCAATAGATTTATATTTTGATTTATCTTTGGTAGGAATATAAACTGTAGGATGATACTCAATACGATCATCAAAGCGTTGACCGTTTTCATATCCCCTTACTAAAACATGATCACCTATTTGATGAACGTTCGTATAAAATTTCATTTATCCAAATGATTGTAATGTACCTTATGTCCCCAAGAATCCAATTTCCCATAGACCCATAATATTTGATCATCAACCCAACTCCTGGCCATGAATGCACCGATAAAATATAAAAATTGAAGATATAATAACATTGGAAATATCTTAAATTGTTTCATTGAATTAATCCGTCCTTATATACTGTTTTTCCTTTTATTCTTAAAGCAGTGTTTATCTTTCCTCGATTTTGTCCATCTGTTCTATAAGAACAATGAACCCATCCACTACTCGGCTCGCCTTGTGTATAAAATTCTAAAATTAATTGGTCAAATTCTAAATTATCTTTAACCCAGCAGGCTAATTTATAATTGCCTATTCTGGAACTTTCAAAGTCTGCGGCCTCTCCTTTACAATGTTGACTGGTCTTAGACCCTCCAACTGCTTTATTCAAAGCCGGTCCCCTATATCCACTATTAACTCGAATTGGTCCGAATTGATCTCTTACTGGTTGTAAAATATGATTTGCAGTGTTTACGAGATTAACTAATATCTGCGCATTGGCAGGCATATTACTTATTCCTAATCTATCCGCGGTCGAACTCTTCACAAGTTCAGGTAGAGTAAAATTTTGTGCTACTCTAATATCTTCATCTGTATTTAATAAATCTATCATAATAATCCTAAAGAGGGTTTGTTAACATATTTTAATATCATATTTATAACGCACCCTCTAAAGGGTTTACGAAACTACTTCGTAACAATAGGAATCTGTTTCGCTTTCTTTTCCTCAGGAACAATTTTTTCTAAGGAAATTGATAACATTCCGCTTTCTAATTTAGCGTCATTAACTATCATGTCATCAGCGAGTGTCCAAGACCTTTTAAAAGAGCGCCTGGCGATTCCCTGATGAAGAAATTCTTCTTCAGATTTATCTGTTTGACTGGAGACAGTCAAAGTCCCATCTTCCACATGCACCGAAAGATCCTTTTCGGATAATCCCGCAACAGCAAGTTCAAGAGTATAATGCTCTCCATCCTTTTTGAGATTATAAGGTGGATATCCCGAATTTTGTTGTGCTGAATTAACTTCAAAAAATCTATCAAATAGAGTATCAAACCCTACTGATCGACCAAATGCTTGTTCTAACTGTTTTTGGGTGGGAAACATGGAAAGTGCGTTAGTTGTTAACATAGTCCTCCTTCTTTAAGCAAAGACGTTAATAAGAAACATTAAGAACCCTTACGCAAGCAATTCTTAATGGTATGTTAAGGGGAAGATCAATCTCTCCAACCTTCTCCTGCTAAAAAATGTTCAAACCTATGTTTGAACACAATCCATAATAAATGCATTATGGAATTGGCACTATATACTCCGACCTCGTCGAACTCTGTAGTGCCTTTTTCGGGATCAGTTAAAACTTCGTTATATACTTCTAAGTCGAAACTGTGCCCGACAACTTTAAATTTACTCATGCGCCAGTACTCCCAAAACCACCTTCACGGTCGGTTTTTTGTTCGGGAGGTGAACTAATTTCTTCTATATTATAACTTAAATCTTTAATTAATTCACCCTGTGCAATTCGATCATTGTTATTTATAACAATTGTCTGAACATCTGATAAATTTATTACCGGAACCATTAACGGATCGATATAATCAGAATCAACTATTCCTTCACAATTAATAAAACTTAAACCTTTTTTAATTGCATTACCAGATCTCGGATGTATTCTTACCGAGTGTCCTGCGGGGATATCTAAAATTAATCCCGTTGGTACTAGGACTCTTTGAAAAGGATGTATTGTTATATTAGGGTCGTGTCTTTTAACAAAATCTTTTCTGGCGTCATTCCAAATATCATAACCCAATTCAGGTGTATAATATGCACATATATCAAAACATGCAGAACCGCGGGTTGAAAATGTTGGAAGCTTTACATCAGAATATATCTTATGAGCCCTCAATTTTAGCATCGTCATTCTTTTTATTACCTATATTATATTTCGCCACAAGTTCCCACTCATCTTTCTTTTTGAAAGATATAATCTTTAATTGATTAATAGGAACCACATTATCATCATCGATTTTAGCATTATCGACCTTTTCAATTAAATCCCATTCAGCTAATAAATTAACTATAGTATTTCTTCTCGCTGCATCGTTATCCGAAAAGTTGGAAGGCTTTCCATCCAACATAAACAATTCTTTAAAATGAACAATATAGTACCTGGCTTGCTTATGGAGAATATGACAAGATTGATATAATATCTTATCTTTCTTTGAAGCTACACCTATCCTTGTTAATGTTTCCTTTACTTTTAAAAAATCATCGGGTTGTTTTAACTTGATTTCAACGAGAGAATCTATCTCTACGCTCATTGTTCTCCTTCAAACCACCTGTAAATAATTCTTGCCTAAGAGTATTCAAATCCTCATCACTGAAAATATCAACAACCTCTCTCGCTTTCTGAAGGCTGTATCCATAATATTCAACAATAAGATCTATGGCTTCATACTTCTCAGCTTTTAACCATCGACCAAATCTATTCTTGGGTCTGATAATATTTAGCAAATAGTGGTATTGAAGCTTATTATCTAGGTGTGTTCTAATGTTCATTTCATTAGATTGAAGGATAGTATCAAAATTAAAACTTAAAGATCGATTAACAAGAAATGGTTTATAATCGCTTTCTTTTTGATTATCTATATCGTCTTTCAATAAATCTTTCTTCTTATAATTAATATCATTTACAAAATCGAATGGATTCATTGCCATTGTCCTTCTATCATGATCTCAATTAAACATGCTGTAAGATTTATATCTTGATCTGCTGCAAATGCACTTTTATATTGATAATCAGCCAATAGTAAAATAATTGGCGGTAATGCATTCTGTGTTAAATGTTCGTGTAAATTATCGTATAATTTTCTATATATCGTCCTAGCATCTGTATGGCTTGTATCAACAACCCATTTACGAACCTTTGTAAAGTTCTTTTCTTTTAACGCGTTTATAAGCGCATTAAAATCGCTATCTGAGAGTAGACTGAGAATACCACTATCAATCTGTCCACTACTACTATAACGTTGTAATTCATTTAATGTTCTTCTAAAATCTGGATAATATTTCATAATGAGTTCAACAATGACTTTCTCATTGAACTCGACTTTATTCTCATTAAGAATTACAATAATTCTTTCTAATAACTGTTGAGCTATTTTAGGAGATTCTTTCTTATCTACTTTAAATTCAACTACCGAACATCGAGAATGAATAGGATCGATAATTCTATTAAGATAATTACATGTAAAAATGAAACTACAATTATCAGCGAATCGCTCAATAAACCCTCTCATTGCTGGCTGCGTAGATTGAGGATTTAAATAATCAGCCTCATCTATAATAACAACCTTACGACCACCAATCAGTGAAACACTACTACAATAATTTTCTAACTTTACTCTTAATAAATCAATACCAGATTCTTGAGAACCGTTAATAACCAAATAGTCTAAACCAATCTCTTTACACATTGCTTTCGCAATTGTAGTCTTCCCCATACCAGGACCTCCACATAAAAGAAGATTCGGTATGTTGCCTGAAGCTACATAAGATTCAAATGGTTCTTTTAAATGATCTGGTAGAATACATTCTGAAACTTTTTGTGGTCTGTATTTTTCAACCCATAATATATTATCTGTCATTACGCCTGTTCAGTTGCTATCCAATATTGAAGATCTTTCTCACAATTTCTAAAATGTCCTAGACCTTTATTTGATATTTTTACATCATAAGATCCTTTCATCATTTTAAGATTTTCTATCTTAAAAATCATTTTAAAATTAGAATCTGTTTGTCCTAATTCAACTGCGTAACTATCAACAGATGTTTTAGAATCGATTGCTTGTAATTTAATCTTTCCTTCAGATGCTACAACTGCGATCTCAGGGAGACTCATAACTGACGCTGCCCTCATAATAGATATAAGATATTTTTCTTCTAATTTAAACGAAGCATCTTCAGAAGGTAACTCAATATCCTTTGCTAGGATCTTTCTTTCATTTTCAAATAAAGACATATTCGCAAATTGATATTCAGCCACAGAATCACCGGCTGTAAAATTATTTGCATCAACACTTGATTGAATTGTTATAGATTTTTCTCTAAATTTAAATTCAGGTTCAGCGAATAAAGACAGAACACCTAAGAACTTATTAAGATCGTAAATCGCAAAGTCTTGTGGAAAGTCTTGTTTCAAACCAGCCCTTGCCATTACGTTTGTCTGTTCACTAATTGTTTTGATTACATCGCCTTTTTCAATGACCAAGCTTTGATTGATTTCAGCAAAGTTTTTTAAATACTCAATGGTCTCATTATGTATAATCATTTTATCTCTATAGGTGGTTAGGACTCTTATGTTCCTCTGAATTTTCTTCAGGTTGTTTAAGTTTCTTTTTAGACTCTTTTCGCTTTTCTTTAGCAAGAGCTCGTCTATCTTTCCTGCTCATTCCCTTTGATGCTAACTTTGCTTTCCGGTCTTCCAAGAAAGGTCTACTCTCAGTATCATATCCATGTGCTGCATATTCCAATGCACCCATATCCGGTAAGTTACCATTAAACACATATGTTCCAATATGCTGTAATTTCATCCAAGGACATAGATAAGTTTTGATACCTATCTTCTGACACAATTGACAAAACATATAATCTTCAGAAAGATATCGATCAGACCCTTCCGATTTGCCCTCACCCATCCATTGATCGTTATCAATAATGGTATCAAAGAAAGCATGAATATATCGAGAACCATCAAAATGATCTGATCGATTATGATCGGGTTTATATCGAAATTTAGGATAAGCTTTTGCAAATTCTTCTAATGCTTCTCTTCGAATCATCATAAAGCCTGTTCCTATTTCCAAAGCTTCAACAGGTTCTGATAATGATATTGTTTGTGTTCCGCCAGTTGGATTAAACACAAAGTCTCCAGTGAACTTTTCAAGAAGCATTGGATTTTCATCTGCCAGACCTTTGTCAACTGCATTACGTACCTTTTCCCAAGCAATACACTTCTTAGGATATATACCTCCAACGATTGGTTTTGTTTCATCGCATAACGCTGCTAATGTAAGAACGTAATTAGGATCGAAACAAATATCGCTATCTATAAACATGAGGTGAGTATAACCTGATCTCAAGAATTCATCTACACAATAATTTCGAGCTCTGGTTATTAAAGATTCATTAAACAGATAAAAATATTTTAGATCAATTTGATATTTGGTAGCAGTAGTTGCTAAATCACAACAAGCCTTTGTATACATTCCGGAACACTGTCCTCCATACATAGGTGTTGCAACAAATATCTTTTTCTTTCTCAAATCAGATATAGGTACTTCAATTTGCATACATTCCTTTTTCTCATTAACAACAAATATACATTATCAACTAATTGTTGTAATTATAGCTGATAATGTATATAATGTCAAGGATTAAATTAGTAAAGTTTTTCTTCTTTTGATTCTTCAGGTTCACCCTCACCTTGTACTTCTTCATCTGGTGCGGCGCTAGGATCTACTTTTGTCCAAAGATCCATGAAGCCTGTTTTGGTATCTTCATCGAAACGATTGATCGAATATTCGATCGCTTTTTCTTTGTTTCCGAAGATCATATAAGACGTAGCGATGTTAATCAAACGACGTGTGGAAATTATTTCATCAATTCCACCATCAGCAAATGTTCTACGAATAACATCTGTCCATTGAGTAAGATGATTAACAAAATCTGAATCATTGATTCCTGCATTCTCAAGAATCCTGGAAACGATTTTCTTTTCGATGGTTGCTGGTGGATAATCTTGTTCGAACGTTATTGGAAAACGATCAAGGAAAGCTTCATTAAGAATATTTGCTCCTATGAATCTTCCGTCATCATTACCTTTACCTTTTGTATTGGCAGTTGCAACGATGTTAAATCCTGGTGCGGGTTTTACGAGACGATTAATCTTCTTCAAAAAGATATTTCCGCCTTCGAGTACGGGTTGGAGACACATGATCTTATTTGATGCTAAATCAATCTCATCTAAAAGCAATATAGCACCACGTTCCATCGCAACAATGACTGGTCCGTCTTCCCAGATAGTTTCTCCGTCTTTCAAAACATAGTGACCGAGAAGATCATCTTCATCTGTTTCGATGGTAATATTAACTCGAATCAATTCGCGCTTTGTAGCTGCGGCTGCTTCGAAAACTTCTTTGGTTTTTCCCATTCCAGATAAACCTGTAATAAAGGATGGTACAAACATTCCAGACTTGAATATCTGAACCAACTCTTTAAAATATCCAGCTTTAATATAATTGGGATCTTTATCCGGTACGAAAGAGATCGCTTCGTCTACTTTCTTAATTGTGGTTTCGTGTTGGACAACCTTCACATCTTTTAATGCTTTAGGTTTACGAAATTTGTCACCCCATTTTGCAGCTGGTGTTGCCATATTTGTTCCGTAATTTGTAATTGAAAATTGATTTCGTCCTACTCTAAGTTTACCTAGGAAATTTTGATTTGGTTCTGGTAAATCACTGGCTGCCGCCATTGCATTCACCTGAGAACGATCTAACACTGTGTTCTCACCGTGTACAGATTTCCAAGCTTCTAATAGTTTTTCTCGATTTGCCATCATATAACCTCTCTCGCTTATGTTATTATTTAATATGTATATATTATAACTGATCTAGTCCAAAATGTCAACACTTTTGTTTATCAATGATTTCAACGAGTTCCTTATAACCTATTGATTTCAATGTAAAACAAAAATGCATTTATGCAACCTTTTCTGCGAAGCTTTGCAACATTATTCTCTTTTCCAATTTGCCTTTTTGGAAATTCTTGAATGCCTTTGCTAACGTCGCGGTTGTATTTTTCTTATCAGTATCCACTTTGATCTCATCTTCCAGAGGAACAGAACTATGAGATTTGATCACATAGAGCTCATCGTAACCATGATCTTGCCTAATCAAATAACCAAGTCTATTATATTCTGCTTTTGCAGTAGACCAATCATGCCAACCGACAACTCGTCCAGCGTCATCAGCTGAAGATGTAAGGAAGAATCCTATAACATTCGAACCTGTTTTTGCTTTAAAATAATCAAGAAAGTTTTTTGTCTGTCTCATTCCATGAACAGCAGTCCATTCAAAAACATCCTTTGTTTCTCTGTCCACTAATTTGATTTTACATTCTCTTGAACTTATCATTTCAGTGATGTCCTTCATGTTACCGGTCTTTTCTGCTTCAGCCATTTTCTCTTCAGAATAAAATCTATGAGATGAATTTGATTCTCCATCTGAAAGAATAATTGTATTAACTATGTCAAGATTATTTTCTCTTTTAAATCTTTTAACATTTTCTGTGCTGACCAAGATCGCATCATTCAAAGGAGTTCCACAAAGTCTTTCTAATGGGAACTTAACAAATCGTCCTATTGAATTCCATTCCCAATTAGTTTGACACTTCTTCTCTTGACCCCAAGATTTATAAATTAAATATGGAATTGTATCTTTTGGAACTCTAGCTCTGGTGTTACCATTCATTTGGTTTCTCCAATGAGCTCTTTCTTTTTTCTCATCTAACCAAGGCGCACCAGTGAAATCTCTATCGCATCGTAAGATCGATAAAAGAAGATATTCACGTTGAGCATTAAATTCCTTTGCAGTCATTTTATGTGAAAATATTTCAACCAATTGTGTTGCAATATCTCCTACTGCTAATGAATTAGCTTCTGGTTTGAAAGGAAAACCGAAGGTCCCTTCTTCAGTTAATGAATGTCCCTGTTCATCATAACTATAATCAACGAAAGCATATGCTTCATGAGAAATGTTACACTTCCTACAAAAATCTATTAATTGAAATAACTGAACTAAGGTCGGCATTATTTTTTCACTCATTGAACCTGACCAATCCATCAAAAAATAAAGTCCGTGATTTTTTCCTTCGGGAACAATAGTAATCTTTTTAAATATATTATCAGAATATTTGTACTTGTGAATATCTGAAAGTGATATAACACCTGAATTTGCTGTCGCAGATCTTTTATATTCAGCCGCTTTCTTTTTCATCTCAAATTCTTTAACGAGATAATTAACAACTGGCTTATTTTCTTTATCAACATATTTCAAATATTCTTTCGCATATCCGAACATAACAGAACTTTCTCTCTCCCAATCTAAGGAAGTCAACTTACTTTCTACTAAGTGTTTTTCGCGCGCATCTAAGGCACTCTGTGTTCTTTTCAAAAGCTCTTTGTAACCTATGATTAAAGGTCTGCCGTCTGGTCCTACATGTTTCAAATTAATTTTCGGAGAATTATAATATTTTAAATCCAGTGCGTCTTCGTGAACTAACTCTTCTTCTTTTTCACGAAAGTGTTGATCGGTTATCGATCTTGGTTCTCTGCCGGATTTCCAAGCATTATCTTCATACCATTGATCATATCCTCCACCTGAACTTGTACCTCCTTCAGATTTACTTTCTTCTTCTTTTCCCTCAGAAGAATCTTCAGCTTTTGTTTCACCTTCGCTATTCTCTTTTTCTTGTTCTTCTTCAGATGAACCACCTTCATCATTTCCATCTGTATTATTTTCTGGTTGATCTGAATTATCACATTTATCAACCGGAGCATCACAATCATTATCGGATTCTCGATCATATGAATCTTGAAAATCTTCCCACTCTTCTTCATCGTCATCGTCATCATCTTCATATTCGATCGATTCTTCCATTGACATATCGTCGGTACATGTCATTTGATCTTCTTCGTTCTCTTCAGCATATTTCCAAAGTTCTTCAGTCAGCTCTTCAACATCTTCCCATGTTTCCAGCTTTTCCATTTTCTCAATAAATGGTTTTTCATCTTCAGTGAATTTAACATTCTCCAAAGGTCCGCCTTTGAAATGGATATTAAGTTTATCGATGAGCGATGCAGAATCGATATCAATATTATATTGCTTAAGTCCGAAAAAATCTCTATCGTGAACCAATATTTTATATCCCTTGTGCATTGCTTTTGCAGCGCCTGCGAATTTTCTTTTGATTAATTTTTCAATCCTCGCATCTTCTACGATATTCAAAAATCCTTTATAGTTAGGACCTTTCTTCTCGATGACGCTATGCCAACCTTGAGATGGTGTATATAAAGCATGTCCTACTTCGTGACAAACGAATAAGTCATAGACATCACCTTCCATCTCTTTGAGAATTGGTAAAACCAATGTTCTGGTTGTTGGATTGAATCCTGCGGTAGGAACTTTAGCGTGGCGAACAGAAATGTTCTCCGATGCCATTAGTCTTGCTAAAATACTTTTTTGTTCTTTCAGTTGATCGTACATTATACACTCAATAATTCGGTTACGGGTTCTGTGATCACAATTCTACCACCTGTCTTATAATGTTTGATGGCATCCTGGATCTGTTCATCATATGGAACGATGATCTCTGTGCAACACAGCTTCTTGTCCTCGAAGCAACTTTCATAATATACATACAATTTACACATAATCTCTCTCGTTGAAGGTTGGCGAAAATTCTCTCATTCTTTATATATATTATATAACAACTAGCCCAAAATGTCAACACTTTTGTTTATCAATGATTTCAAGGAGTTACATATATCGTGTTGAAATCATTGCTGAAAAAAGATTATCAATGATTTCAATGAGATACAGGTAGAGCGCTCAAATCATTAGGGATCTTTTTTTATAAATAAACCAATTGTGGAAAATACTTAACACTTTTTCATGGAAAGGAGCAACCTGACTAGTCTAATCACACCGACTGATTTTGACAATGTCGTCGTTAGTCTCCGTGATTTTTTTCATTCCCGAGGTTTTCTCGAAGTTCATACCCAAAACAGATTATCCATATTAGCTGCTTGCGAAGATCCCACAACCGTCGCAACGTACACATATAATGATATCATATGGCCACTTCCTCAAACTGGTCAGATGTGGCTCGAATATGAATTACTCAACAATCCAGATCTACCGGGTTGTTTCTGTGTTTCAACATCTTATAGACAAGAACCAAATATAGTTGAAGGAAGACACGAAGTCATCTTTCCTATGTTTGAATTTGAAGCACCAGGTAATTTTCGAGACTTGTTACAAATGGAAAGAGATCTGATTAAGCATTTGGGTTTGATAGGAGAAGTCGGGGGCATTGCTGGACCGTTTCCTGAAAAGGATTATCGCCAGTGGTGTTCAGAATTTAATTGCGAAGAATTAGACCACGAGCACGAACAGATGATATCTGATTCACATCCCACCGGAGTAGGATTTATAACTCGATTTCCTTATTCCACATCCCCCTTTTGGAATATGAAAAAAGAAGGCAATGTAGCTAACAAATGTGATGTTATTATAGGAGGAATGGAAACAATTGGATCTGCAGAAAGATCTGCCGATGTAGAGGAAATGAGAGAACTATTCTACACTATTTCTGACGGAGGATATGCTAAATTATTATTTAAATTATTTGGCGAAGAGAGAGTAGAAAAAGAATTGGAAGAATTTTTAAATTTAGATTTTTTTCCAAGATACGGTGGTGGAATAGGACTAACCAGACTCATCAGTGCATTGAACAATTAAACAGAGGGATGGATTTACTCTGGGGTGGCGAAACAGGAAGACGCGGTACGTTGTTTGCGTATTATCTTTGATTGATCGATCAAATCTAGATCAAAGATGTGTTGGTTCGAATCCAACCCCCAGAGCCATTTTGTAAACTTATATTTATAAATTTAAAATTTTGACACAAACCTTGCTATGACTTGACAAAATGGAAGTAAAGCAATTGCCATTGCTGCATTTACTCCTGTATGCACTAGTGCTATTTGTTTCGTTATTCCCTGTGGCATACCATCAGAAACCATTATACCAGCTAACCATATAGTTCCTGTTGTTCCTATATTTGCACCGAGCACTGCTGCGATTGCAGAAGGTAGTGGTAAAGCACCTGAAGCAACTAATCCGATTATCGCGGTTGTTGAGAGAGAACTTGATTGCCAAAGAAGAGTACAACCAATTGCTCCAAAAAACATCCAATAGGGATTATGTATAAAATATTCTAAATGTTCTAATTTTCCCATTGACTTCATTCCACCAGAAAACATTTTAAGACCAATATAAAATATCACTAATCCTAATATTGTCTGAAACACTGGGTTATTAAATTCCATCATACCTCCTTTTTTATATTTCCAAGTATCATATAATTTCCGGTCCTTCTTTTTTATCATAATCTAAAGCCTCCCTTAATCGTCTATGTTTTAAAATATAATTGAATAATACTTCTTGTTGTGATTCTTCTCCTAAATGACCTTTGTATTTTTTATATTCATGAAAGACCATCCTTTTCGCGTCCTCTGAACTCAAGCCACGAGTTTCGGTCCAATGTTCAACTAACCAATCATATATTGTTTTAGGCCAATCAACTTTGTTATCAAGATTCTTTCCTGTTAGAAATTCAGACATAAAAAGAGGCACTTTATCTTTTATCTCTACAACAGATTGATCTCCGTGGCTCGGTCCATAACTATGTGTTGGAACCCATAACATAGAATAAAAATGTTTAAATAATTTTTTATATAACTTATTACAGCCATAGAATGTTTCAGCCATTTCATTAAAGTATTCATTATCGATGAATATCTCTAATAAGACTTGTGGTAATTCATATCCATTAACACCAACATCTTTTAATTCTTGTATTCGATTCCTTGCGTCAAAATGGTTACCCACCATAACGCATTTACGTTCTACTACATAATTCTTTATCGAAAGAGATCTCATTTTTTGTTGCCGTAAAACAAAATTATTTTTTCGTTGTGTGGTATACCATGAATCTAAAGACCCATCGCTCTTTTTCGAAAATCGATCTATTTGGGTTGGATATAATTGTCGCTGTGTTGTAAATTGAAGAAGCACCATATCAATATCTTCAATGAGACATGTCCTCAAAGCAGATTCCATATTATTCTGTCCTCCACCAGGAGAAGCAAATAAATGAACTTCGTGATCTGGATAGGCTTTCGCCAATTCTCTTGGCCAGCCCCTCCAAGCATTAAATCCACCAGACTTCTTTAATAGTCCACTTTCAGAAACACCTGCACTATGACTACATCCTATTATTCCAATTTTCATTTAATACCAAACTATAAAAACTTTTCGATTGCCTCGGGATACTCTGGCGACACCATGTTTGAAATCATGATCATATACTAACGTCTGACCAACTTTCAAATCGATATATTGTTGATCACCCGTTAACGTTTGACCACCTAGTAAAACATTACTTTGTTCAATTAATGTAACAAATGTTTGATTACCCGTTGCATCATTATGAATTCTTGCAAATGATTCTTCAACATAATTTAAAAAATAATGTTTATCTGCTTCGCGGCCAGCAATGTCATCAAAAACTTTAAGTACTTTATTATATTCTTCATCTGACTTTCTACCATACAAAATTTGTATATTATGTAAATTATAATGACTATCTTTCCGTTTAATATCTTCAGTATTTCTTTTCCAAAAACTTTTTAAAATATTGATGTGCTCTTTATCTAAAAAATTTTGAATAGAATACATTATAATAAGTTTCTAACCAGTTCTTGATCTTGTATATGATAATAAGTAAAACTATAAAAAGCTTTTTTATAATGTTCTAAAGTTTTAATAAATTTTTCATATTCTATTTTCCAAAATTTATTCTTACAATAAAATTCTAAGAAAGGATCCCAATGACAATTTCTATAAACAGATCCTCCAGATCCAGGTTTTAAACCTTTCTTCTTTCTTTGATGTTTACTCATTTTATCTGTGGATATAATCGTCTTTGTCTTTAATCCTTCTGCCGAATCTCTTGGATATATTTTTGTCTCGGCAAAACCAGCACTCTTTTTAAAATCCTCATATATCAAATAAAGATATATGTTGGAACCCATTTCATTATAAACCTTTCGAATTAAATGTTCTTGATAATCAAAACCGAAACCTTGATCATCAAAAATATTTACATGGCTGGGAAAATCAAGTAATTTATTTTTAGGTGCTATCAATACGTGTGGTATTGAATCATGTATCATTGAGAGAGGTAGTTCACTCATATATAAATGGGTCTAAATCTTGTTTATCTTTTCCAAAAATCTTTTCTTTAATCCTTAAATAATATTTAAGAATATACGTTGACACCCGTTTTCGCAGTGAAAGCTTCGGCATCTTTTCTGGTGTTGACAATCGGTTCTCCTTTAACATTTAAAGATGTATTTAATAACACTGGACATTTTGTAATATCTTTCCAAATTTGTAATAATGTTCTATGCGGATCTTCTTTAACAACTTGTAATCTGGAAGTTCCATCTAAATGAACAACACCTGGATAATTATTTCTAAATTCTTGTGTTGCTTGAAGCGCGCAACTCATATATGGTGAAAAGAACCCGCCATTAAAATATTTTGAAACATCTTCTTCTAATATCATTGGGGCAAATGGCCTAAACGGTTCTCTACCCTTTACTTGATTAATTTTATCTTTTATTTTGGGATCTCTAGGATCTCCAAACAAAGTTCTATTGCCTAATGCTCTCGGTCCAAATTCACATCTACCATTAGCAACCCCTGCTATTCTTTTAATCATTAATTCATCTATTACTTCTTGGAACGGAAATGGTCCTTGTATGTCATAACCAAGATAAGGAGTAGGATCAATATGCCTTCTTGTCCTTGCAAGAATGCATCCCACAGCAGAACCAGAGTCGCCTGGATTAGGAGGAATATGGACGCGAGTAAAACTATCGCTGAGAAATCTATTGGCACTAACATTTAACGCACAGCCTCCAACAAAAACAATGTTACCGGATTCATTAGCTTTATGTTTACTAACATTTATTACTATCTCTTTAAAAAGTTTTTCATATGCTGCTTGAGCTGCAGTAGGGACATCTTCAGGATGAACTTCTGGTCTTTCTTTCCAGGCTAATACTTTATTTAAACCTTTATGCCAGGATGTTCCTTCTTCCCAAATATTCAATATTCTATTATAAACTGGTTCATATGGATGTGTCTGGCGAGCTGCCGCACCCATCATAATATATTCTTCTTCATTAGGTTTCCATCCAGCATATTGTGTTAATGCGGAATACATTAAACCTAAAGATTTAGGATATTTCCAATTCCATAACTTCTTTAACTTTTTACCTTTAGCTTTCCATACAGTTAAGGTTTCCCATTCCCCAATTGCATCGATAACCAAAACCATAGCATTATCAAACGGTGAAGTATAATATCCATAAGCCGCATGTGATAAATGATGAGATGTATAATGCAATTTATAATCATGAACTTTAAAATCTCTTCCAGAATAAAAATGGGGAAGCTTAGGTGGTTTCCAGGCTGGCTTTTGTCCCGCGTACCAACGTCGAGACATCTTCACATATGGATTTTCATAAAAATAAATTTTAGATGGTTTTCCATATTCTTCAAAAATATAACTAAAAAGATTTTCGGGAATTTCTGGATCGTTCTTTTTTCTAGAAAATCTTTCTGCATCGGTTGCAAATAATAAATCACTATTATTAAATACCGATACAGCACCATCATGCGAACCGCAAGTTATCCCCCAATAAATCATATCAAATTTTTTTCAAATATTATATCTTCAGTACTTTCATTATTAAACTTTCTCTTTATATATGAAGAAAAAATTATATGATTTGTTTCACTAAAATGATTCGATCTTGAATCTCTAAACTCTGGATCATAGTCGCTTTTAATTTCACCTCTGGAAATATCCATTAACATTACATCAGCTATTTCAAAATTATTATTTGATTGTATGTGAGGAGATCTATAAAGATTATCATTTCGAGAGGTTGAAAAATATAATACTTTTTCATATTGATCGGATAACGCTTTTAATACGCATCTTGCTTTTGTTGCTTTATGATAGTCTTTATAATTTTTATGAAAATACTCAACGAACCTTTTATGACGATGAACATATTCCATTCCAGGTTCTGAAAGCCACTTATCATTTTCCCAATCATTCTCCCACATTACAGCAGCGTCATGTTTAGGTGTTCTTAAAAATTCAAAATGAAATCGACGCGGTATGGATTCTATAAAAATTATTTTGCCGGATCTTTCCACATGACCACTAATAAAAATATCTAAGGACCAATCTATACTTGATCCTGCTAATCCGTAAACGAAAGTTGGTTCGCCAAGATTATTATACCATCTTTTACTTTGATCTAAATCACCACTACAGGGATCAACATAACTATCCCCAAAAATACTTATCATAATATAATTTTAAGCAGGGTCTTTTGGGTATTCTCTACTATCAGGTTCGTGAATTAAAAAATTAGAACAATCTCTTTCATGATTACCCGTAAACATATCATACTCTAATTCCAAGCCTGTTGCTTTCATCCAATCTTCTAAGAATATACGATTTCTAACGTGAAGTCTATAACTCCAATCTAAATGTGTTTCTTCGTACATATCATAATCAACTTCTTGAGATGTCTCCAAACCTATAATCCATCTTCTACGAGATACCTCCATTATTTGTAATCTAAATTTTCCAAGAGGAACTGAAGTACTATATTGCTTATGTTGCCAATTACCTATTTCAGTTGAAAATCCTGTATAAAAATAATCGATAGTTCGATTATTTTCATCTTCCACATCAAACGGTTTTAGAATATGTTTTACGTGAGGTATATCATGTGGTCGATACTTTTCGATTACTCCATTATCTTCTACATATACAGTTGCTGTTTCATAATCTGCAGCAGCTATAGTCCACTTTCCAAACGTAGGTTCTTGCCAAGATTTATCTCCTAAGAAATCTGCTTCGCGGTTAACTGCCATACTAACGCGACTGGGATGATCTTCATCAAATACAGTGTCTTCTCGTAAATCTGGTATATTCCAAGAATAATCCCATAGATCTTTTAGTCCACGATTTTTCCAATATGAATAGGTCGCTTGATCTATTTCTTGGGCTACTATAGATACACCTGGCCCGTTGACAAAAATTTCCATTTAATTCTCCTAATTCAAATAATAGCTATCCATATCGCCTTCGCGACATTCAGGGGAAAGTTCACCCATCTTTTCAATTATTTTATGTAACTTATCTATATCGTTTTCACCTTCAGGATAAAATTGAGAAGACGTATAACCGTTCTCTTGAAAGTATTGTCTCACACCTCGAAGGTCATCTAATTCAAACACAGTCCTATCCACACATAATTTATCGTCGACAATAGTGAGGAATGCTTCATTCATACTTATATTTAGATCTTTCTTGCCTGATAAATTCCTGTCTGACAAGCTCTAATTTTAATTCCTTATCATCGATCTCATTTCTCTCTAACCCAATTACATTCTTTCTATCAGATCTACCTGGATTACCATACCATAATCCACCTGGGCCTACTAATGATTTACTTGTTATAATTGTTCCCATCCCGAACATACAATGAGAACCAATAACTTGATGTTGATGTATAATAGTACCGAATCCGAATTGGCTCCCTTTCATTATATAAACATGTCCACCTAATGTCACGTTATTTGAAAATGTAATATCATCTTCTAGAACACAGTCATGCGCGATATGTGAAAGAACCATTAAATAATTATTATTCCCTATAATAGTTTTTCCAGACCATCTAGTAGGTAAATGTATTGTTGTAAATTCTCTAATAACATTATTATCACCAATATAAATCATTCCGACAGATTCTTCATTCCGATGTTGTGCATCTGTACCGATACATGCACCAGGACCGATCTCATTTCCAGAACCTATTCTTACTCTATTCCAATTTACTATTGCTGTTTCATGTACTCTATTTCCTTGTCCATCATCTCGCCACTGATATTCATAGCCACTCAAACTCATTAATATCCTTCATTATCTTTTCTTCTTTTTTTTCTTTTTAAAAACACTGGTTACTTTCTTGGCAGTTTTCTTTGCAGCCTTCTTTGCTGCTTCAGCTTTTGCTTTTGCGGCATCTGCTGCGGCCTTTGCTTTTGCTTCTGCAGCGCGTTTTGCCTCTTCAGCTTTTTTCTTCGCGGC